AGCCACAGCAATAGGGACAAGTGGGGCTTTCGTATTTGGTATTTCTACAGGAACACGTCCAACAACTTCTCCTGCTGCTATGGCACAACTATGGGTAGAAGATTATGATACCGCAGGAACCGGATCATTACATATACGAAGTGAATCAAATTGGATTACGAAAATAGGCAACGGTATTATTACGAGAGCAGCCTATTTGAATATGACAACACAAACGATTGCTGCACCACATGTAGCGGTTGCATTAGAAGAATCAAATAGAACGTATTTGGCTGCTAATACAACTGCAATGGCACAAGTGTCGTTACCTGCCGCTGCTGCCGGATACACGTTTAAGTTTGTTGTTACAGTTGCACAAGGACTTCGTATCCGTGCGTTTACTAGCGACACCATACGTATTGGATCAACGGTAACTGCTGCTGCTGGATACGTTCAATCAACAACCGTAGGTGATTATCTGGAACTTATTGCTGTGAGTAGTTCTGCTTGGATAGCACGTTCGCCCATACAAGGATGGACAGTAGGAGTGTAGTTAAATTATTTGTGCAACAGCCTATTGCACAAATAAGAAATGATTAATCATGAAATGAAAGGAGAGGACAGATTTCAGAGGGAATTAGGCATAGGGATTAAATTATTTAATTGTGTAAGAATTATATTAAAGGAGTTTTTATGAAAAAATGGATGATAAGTATTGGAACGATTCTTTCATGTCTCTTGTTTGCTCAAGTGTCTTTTGCTGATGTCATTGCAACCAGAACAAGTACAACAGCAGTTCAAGTAGGTGTAGGCGCAGCATCGTGTGTACCTGTTGTTAATTTACACACATTGCGTTTTGTTACCACACGTGATTATCAACGTGTTGTTTTTGGGTATACAGGAGAATGTTCTGTTAAATCACCAGATAATTTTTCCTGGTTGAATATTGATTTGGTTGTGGATGGAGTACAAGTTTCTCCAACACAAACAACAGATAATGCATTTTGTACATCACGTGGAGTCAATGATATTAATGGATGGGTAAGTGCTTCGGCAACAGGTGTTGTTGTGGTGCCAGAACCAGGTTTACATACCGCCCAAGTGAATGCAAATCTTGTGAATTGTAATGATGCAACTGATGATGTTTGGCGTCTTGATGATTCAACTGTAGTGCTTTGGTCTAACTAAGTAGAATGCGGGGGTTTATCCCCCGCTTATTAAATAATTTAATCGAAAGGTGAATTATGAAAATGTTAGGTGTAAGTGTTGCAGTAGTTATTTTGTGTTTAGGTTTAGCTCTAAGTGGATGCACACGAACTGTTATTGCTACTCCTGATGCTTCTTCTAAGACTCCTACTACTCCAACTGCTCCTGTTGTTACAACTGTTCCAACAGTTCAAGAGAATCCACCAGTTGCACGTGTTAGTGTTGATAGTTTAGTAGAGAATGTTATTACACAAACAACATCTCAGTATTTGAGAATAAACAGAGAATTTGCTCATATTTTATATACTGAAGTTCGTAGAGCACAACGAGTTACTAGCCCAACAGAAATAGGATTAGTAACAGACATACGAAATCTCATGTGGAGAAAAATTGTATGGACAAAAATGGAAATGTATCGAGAACAACGTTTTCGAGAATTTTTTAGTTTATTACAATATAAACTTGAAGAAGAATTAGAAACAGCCACTATACAAGGAAAAATAGAGTCACAGGTTGTTTATGTGCCACTCACGAATGTTCTTCAAGCAATAGCAGATGCGACAGTACCATATTGTCCTGGTGTATGCCTTCACTATTAAATTATTTAATGCCTAGTATGATTTATCATGTTTAGGAAAAAAGTGGCTAGAATTTCATATACTAACACAAAAAAGGGCATTTCTGAATGCCCTTTCAATGAGGTTTATGATGAAAAGGTGAATATATGATAGAGAACGTTATTGACTATTTAGGATTAGAGATAAATGCTAAGAAGAAAAATTATCATCCACTCATGACAACAGAATATTATGATTTGAAAGGATTAGATATACGTTGGAGAGTTCCTACGTTTCTTGATGTACAAGATGAAGAATGGATGTTTTTATGTGCATGGGGTCAAAAAGTCCGTACAGCAGTATTAAATCAAACAAAAGTCTGCATGTTGACGAACAATGCACATTATCTGTTGAAAAGTAAATTGTTACCACTAGCACAATACATGATGATGTGCTATTCGGAGTATTGGAAAGCAGATAAAAGTTCCTATCTTTTGTTTTTTAATTTTGATACAGATTTATCTCCATTAAAAAAATATGGATTCATATTATCGACTAAGATTCACTTGACATAAATGATTTCATGTGGTATAATTAATGTACCACTACTACAGGAGGTTCATAGATGATGTCATTCCAAAATCCCATTCAACAAAAGATCGTACAAAATGTGGAAAAATATGCACGATTAGCAAACATCTCTCCTTATTATATTTTAAATTCGGCCAAGGAATATTGTACAGAAGAAGATTTTGTATGGATAATTAATTATTTATTTAATTACCAAACACAATCCTATTCTTTGCCCGAAGGAAAAAAAGGAATATTATATGATCTTGTAGATCCTATAGAACGTTTTTCATATATGATAGGGATACTCATACGGTATCTTATTGATGCAAGATTAGTAAATCCTTATACTCTTGTTGCTCTTTTTGAAAATGATACACAACCACAGATTGTATTTTTATATGGGTTAGAACATATAGATGTTAATATAAAATCACAGATAATACAATATCTATATAATCCTCCTTTTCATTGTGTAGTTGATATACAAGATAAAATGAGGTTCCAACAAATCTATCCAAAAGATCTGTACAATTATCTGTTGAACAACTATAAAATAATTTAATCAGGAGATGGATAATTGAATACTGAATTAGCTTGTTTATCTGCATTTCTCATGCAAGCAGACAAAAAAGCCTTGTTTGATGAAATGACTCCTATGTTATTTTCTAGTGACGTGTATCAGTTCATTAGGGATTACTATTTTAAATATCATACGTTTCCTACGTATGAAGTTGTACAAGATGAACATGGGGTATCATTACCATTAGCAAATGGCGAATTTGAGTTTTATTATAACAAACTCAAAGATCAATATGTTCATAATCAACTGTTAGCTATTAATACGATATGTTCTCCATACCTTCAAAAAGAGAAATATGATCCATCATTAGCTGTAGATAAGTTACTTGCTCATATTTTAGAAATTAAAAAAGCAAAACCTGATTCTTCTATAGATTTCGCTCATGCAAAAGATGTTCTTGTTGATAGTATGAAAGCTGTTGCAACAGGAGAACAACAGTTATATAAGTTAGGATATGATTGGTTAGATGCACTTATCAATGGTTTTACTGGTGGTGATCTTGTTTCTATTGTAGCACGGTTGAATATAGGAAAAACCTTCTTCATGCTTCATATAGCAAATTATATATGGAACACCTATAAGATACCGATATTGTTTATCTCATTAGAAATGCCCGCAAAAAGAATAGCACAGAGATTGGTAGCATTAAATACAAATATCAATCTCAACAAAATCCTTCAAGGAGCATTAGATAAAAAAGATTGGAAAGAGTTTAATGATTTAATGAAACGTTTATCCAATAAAACGTGTCCATTTAAACTCCATCATGATTTTAGAGTACCTGTAGAATCTGTATACGCGAAAGCACAATCCTTTGGTGCTCAGATGATATTTGTTGATGGAGCATATTTATTACGCATAGATAAATACCTAGCAAAAACAGAACGCTATGCTCTCGTAGCAGAAGAACTGAAAGGATATTCATTAGGGTTGAACATACCAATATTTGCCTCATGGCAATTGAATAGAGATGCAGAAAAGAAAAAAGAAATATCTGCAACAAACATATACTACTCTGATGATATAGCACAGTTATCTTCTGTAGTATTAGCTCTCAGTCCTAATACAGATCTGGATAAAGACTTTCGGAGAAAGATACAGGTACTTAAAGCAAGAGATGGACAATTAGGAGAAGGATTAATTAATTGGAGTATCAGTGATGGAATAGATTTCTCTACATTCAATCAGGATATTATTAAGATAGGGGATTATTTCTGATGGAAATAGCAACCATCATAGAACTAATCAAAGAAAAAGAATTAGGTTCATACAAAGTATCGGGGAAATGGGTAAATCTCTCTTGCCCTTGGGCAAAAGAAAAACATGCACATGGAACAGATACCCATTTCTCCTTCGGTATTTCAACAAGTGGACGGTATAATTGTTTCACGTGTGGGGAAAATGGAGATGTGATTAAATTATTTAATTATCACGTTGAACCAAGTACAACATTAATTGAAAGCCCACAACAAGAAAAAGAAGATATAATATATCCAGAACATTTTCTAAAAACATTGAAAAGAAACTATACCCATCCTTATTTAGACAAAAGGAAAGTACGAGCAGATATACGGATACTATTTGATTTTCGATATGATAGTTCTAAACATCGTATAGGAGTTCCTATACGGAATTTTGTAGGGAAGTTAGTAGGTTTTGTAGGACGTTCTCTTATTTCACTACCAAAGTATTTTGTGTATCCTTGGTATGGTGAATCAAATGGTCACATATGGTTAGGGGAACATTGGGTAGATTTGAATGAACCAGTTATATTAGTTGAAGGACTATTTGATGCTGCACGTGTATATGAAGTAAAATCTAACGTACTTGCATCATTAGGATCTCAACTCACACATACAAAACTGAAACGTATTCATACTACTCCATATGTGTTTACATTGTACGATAATGACGTTGCTGGTGATAATGCCAGAAGGAAAGTATCGAATTACTTTGGAAAGAATAATGTACGACACTTACGTTTACCAGGAGAAATTAAAGATCCAGGTGACGCAAGTGTAGAGACATTGGAACAAGTTTTCCAGAAAGAATTATTGTGGTAGGGAATTTCTCACTTGACAAAATTGTTATAAAGGGGTATACTTATACTATATGCAGCACTTCTCCGTTACATACAATCCAGAGGAATGTACATACACGTTGCCAGATGGAACAGTATTAACAGCTTCTTTATTAAATTATTTAAAAGAAGGAAAGTTTAAACATTTAGATTCATTTCATAAAAAAACGTATACGTTGTATAAGATGCCTCAAATAAAGGAGAAAGACAGTGCTATAGGTGAGAAAAATACTGTAATATACCTCCCTGTACAACCGATTAAACAAGAGAAGAAACATATGGCAAATTTAATTTCTGCAAAAGAAATGGCTCAGATCCAGAAAAATCAAAAAGCAGCAGCAGACAAAAAGGCAAATGGAGAAGTCACAGCTACTCAATTATGGCCTTTTTGGATTCCTGTAGGTGAAGAAAGAGATGTTACGTTTTTAGATGGTGATGTTGTAACTGAAGATGGTGTAGAGTTATTTGATGTTCCTTTCTATCTACAACATACCGTACAGACAGGAACAACATGGCTTTCTTTTCAATGTCCTAAAAGAAAGCATGGTGATTGTCCTGCATGTAATTCTGGTGCAAAAGGGACGTATGTTTGTGTCTTTACCATTATTAATCATACGCCTATTCAATCCAGAAAAGATCCTTCAGTTGTCTATGAGAACCAGAAGCAATTGTTCATTGCAACCAGTGGCACACGTGAAGAATTGTTTATGCGTGCTAAGAAATTCGGGGGTTCACTAAAAGGACAATTAGTGAACATTGGACGTAGTAAGAAAGACAAAGCACCAAGAGTAGGTGATGTCTTTACCTTTATGGGTAAACGTTCTCTTGCAGAGTTGAAAAAGATCTGTGGAAAGGAGTATAATTTTTCTCCTGCAAACTATGATGAAGATTTGTTTGTATATACTCCAGAGCAATTGCTTGAACTCGGTATAGGGTACAAGTCTACGAATAATGTAAAGCCACAACAGAAAGGAGGTAAAGTCGCCACAGTACAACAAGAAGAAGTAACTATTGATATGGAAGAAGAAACATTAGAGTGGTAGATGATTGATAAGGGAAATACATGGTAGTATTGATACGATCTCCACCTTTAGATCTGTTCCATTTATTTTTAACCTTATCACATAGGAGTATACATTGGTTTCTGATGACATACTGAAATTTTTAAAAAAGCATCATGGAGAGAAAATATATTCAATGGGTAGTGAACTGAAAGAAGGGGAAAAGTTATCCTCTGGAATTTTCCCCATTGATTTTATGTTAGGTGGTGGTATTCCGTTGGGGAAAATTACACATGTCTATGGTCCGAAAGATTCTGCGAAAACAACTTTAGCGTTGTCAATTACAGGAGAATTACAGCGCACAGGGAAGAAATGTTTTTATGTAGATACTGAAAATACCTTTGATGTGAATTGGGCTACTTCATTAGGTATCGAATTAAATAATTTAATGGTGTTTCAACCTGCTAATGGAGAGCAGATTGTTGATATAGTAGATGGATTGATGAATTGTGATGATATTGATTTTGGTGTGATTGATTCGCTAGGAGCAATCATTACAACAAATGAAATAGAATCGTATGGAGATAAGCAAATAGTTGCTGGTTCTTCAGGTATCATTACAAAAATTCTCCGAAAAGCTATACACGCACAATTAGAACAAAGTAAAAAGGACTATTATCCTACTTTGTTGTGTATCAATCAAGTACGACAAAAGATAGGTGTGATGTATGGTAATCCTGAGTATGCTCCTGGTGGAGCTATGGTAGAACATGCACCTTCATTGAATTTACGTATATCAGGAAAACCAGTAATCTATAAAGAAGTCAATCCGAATATTGCATCAAAGCATCAAGTGAATTTAACAGTTAAAAAAAGTAAAATGAAAACTGTGTTAAATCACATTGAATTTGAGATTGGTTTGTTGAATAATGGATCTATTAAAGCAGGGAAGAATGATGATGCAGATTTGATGTTGAAATATTTGAAGTCGTTCAATCTGTTAGGGAAGTTAGGAACAACTACGATATGCTTAGGGAGAGAATATAATTCACAAAAAGCCTTGAAAGATGATATTGTAAACGATTCTGAATGGAAATGTTACGTACAACAACAGCTTATAGAAGCAGGACAAACACACTTTGTTGAAGAAGAATAAATGGATTATCACAGACACAGGCAAAGGAGGAAAGAACTACGAGAAAAAAGCGAGCAAAGCACTACAAGGACAATTAACTCCTGGTTCTGGATCTCAAGCAAAGAAAGGAGATTTACTTATTGGAGATCTTCTTTTAGAATTAAAAACAAGTACCCATGAATCTATAACTCTCAAGAAGGAATATCTACACAAAATACGTAAAGCAGCACTAGAACAAAATAAGCAACCTGGATTGCTTTTTTCATTTGTTACAATGAATGGTGTTTCAGAAGAAGAATGGTTGGCTGTACCACTATCTGTATGGAGATATTATAATGAAAATTAGAATGGATCATTTTGTAGGTGTAGAGATTCCTGAAAAAAATAGAGACGTATGGGCACAACAAGTATATGATGATTTGACACGTTCAAAGTATCCTCATGAATTTTCATATCGTTGTAGTGGTGATACAATTGTTTTTGGTATACGTGATTCAGAGAATCAAATAGATATGTATGACTGTAAAATTATACGTATTTATGATGAATGGTTAGATGAACCTAAAGATACTCCTGGTGGACTATTAAATTTTTAATAAGGATATGGGAGAAGATACAAGATCTTCTCCCTACAATAGATGATATTTTGGAGATATTAAATTATTTAAGGGATACTGATTGAATGTTAGAACAACTCCTACGAGAACAAACAACAAAACATATACCGTCTAGGGATAATGAAATACTTCATGCATCAGATTTAGATAGTCCGTATTGCCCTAGACAACAATATTATAAATATAAGAAAGGACAAACAGATAATATCCAAGGTTCTTTTTTAACGTATACATTTGATATAGGACACTCTATAGAAGATTTAATACGAGAACATTATTTGAAAGATTATATTTATGGTGTATGGGAATGTATGTCACGATCTGATGAATTTACTTTTTGTGGCCGAAAAGAGAAAGGAGGATATTGGACACAAGAATGTCAAGATTGTGGATGGTTAAATTGGAAGTATAAAGAATTTGAATTTATCAGTAGTGAATATTTGTTATCGTGTGCATTAGATGGTATACTTTTCATAGAAGGAGATTTTTATTTATTAGAGATTAAATCTATCAATGAAGAACTATTCAAAAAATTGTATAAACCACTTGATCATCATGAGTGGCGTACACAGGTGTATCTCAACTGTATCAATACACCTTCATTTCAAAATTCTGAATTAGGAGAAATACTTGGACCTATAGAAAAAGCGTATATACTTTACTGTGCAAAAAGTTCAGGAGTGTTTGTAGAAGGATCTATCTTTCCTTTTAAGACGTTTCAGGTGAATTACAAAGACATCTCAGAGGAGATTAAACAACGTACAGAACCATTTTATGAGGCAAAAAGTACAGGTGTGTATCCAACGAGAGTATGCACATCTTTACAAGATAAACAAGCATTGAATTGTCCATTTTTCTCACCGTGTATGGTGAGGAATTTACTATAGTAAAATAAGGAGATCTATATATGGCGAATGATATTACAACACTGGTAGGTACTTTTGTATTGGGTTGGTTGACAGGTGCAGAACGGAGAGAAGCAGTAGATTTGTGTGATGTTGTGTATTTGTTTTTGGGTATCAAGCATATCAGTCGTACACCATTGGTCATGGCTCTACCAGAAAAAGCTGAAGATGTCATGGCTTTGTTAGAACATTTTAAAACAAAGAAAGAAGAAGAACAAGCAGCACAACAAGGTACTCAACCAGTACCACAAGCTGCTGTATCACAGCCCACAGTAGAACTCGTCAATTAAATAATTTAATGAAGGATAAACATTATGTCTTGCATTCTTGCTTTAAGAGAAGGTGACATGGTTCATTGTTTAGCTGATACAGCGTGTACAGTAGGTGATAATCTTAAAGTAAAAATGACAAGCAAAATGTTTATTACAGAGACGAAGGAGTACATTATAGGAGGTTCAGGAGTAGGGAGATTTATAAATATCCTTCAATTTTTAGATCTCCCTTCGTATAAATCCTATAACTTTTGTGCATATAAATTTATGGTATGTGAATTTATACCTGTACTTATGGAAGCATTTGAACCATTACAACGAGAAGATACTGATGAACATTGTGTAAATGGTTTTTCTTTGATTGTTGCATTTAAGGATAAAATCTATACCATTTATTCTGATTTCTCTGTATTAGAACATGAGGATTATGCTGCAACAGGATCACCATTTGAAGCAGCAATAGTAGGTTTAAGTATTGTCACGAAGAATTTATCCTTATATCCATCTAAACTTCAATTAGAGATTATTTTGGATTCTATTGTAGAACATAACAACTATGTTTCTAAACCGTATGTATATCTTCATACTGGAATGTTAGGAGAGTAAATTGACACCTTTTGTTAAATACGTCATACTTCCATTGCCTATGACACCTGATATAATGTTTCTTGCTCAACAATATTTTAAAGGCCATGCAATATTAAAAGAACAAGAAATATGGATAATTAATGTACGAGAAGATATTGTACATAATATCATGCTTGAAATGAATAAACGAATGCCTTACACTATACTAACAGTCACTAAGACTGTATGGCCTCAAGGGGTAGAATTATGGCATAGACAATATATCCAAGGAAAATCTGTAGAAAGACATGCAGTACGCATTTATTAAATAATTTAATTAGGAGAATATAATGCGATATATTTCAGTCGATACCGAGACAACCGGATTAAATAAAGAGAAGTGTCAAATCATAGAAATTGCTGTTGTTTATGATGATACAGAGAATCCACAAGATATTAATGTGTGTCCATATTTTCATTGTCTTATTCAACATCCTTTGTATTGTTGGGAACCTGTAGCGTATCAGATGAACAAAGTATTATTTGAAGAAATTTTAAAAACAAAAACAAAGATAATTGATACACTTGATTTACATTATATTAATTTTTATCAACAATGGTCAGGAGTTTTAGATCCAGAGAACGTAGGACGAGCATTAAAACAATGGTTAAAATCTATTAAATATGATTCTCCCTATATTGTTGCAGGAAAGAATTATGGATCTTTTGATTTAGGGTTTTTAGAAAAACTTCCATCTTTTGAAAATCATGTAAAGTTACCACATCGACATTTAGATCCTGGTTCATGGTTTGTTGATGTAAAGGATGTTCGTATACCAGATTTAGCAGAATGTAAAAAACGCGCTAAACTACCAGAAAAAGTCAATCATAGAGCATTAGATGATGCAAGAGACGTTGTGTTACTCACAAGACAATATTATGGTATAAAATAATATGCATACAATACTACATGGTGATTGTTTAGAAGTAATGGAGGGTATAAAAAATAACAGTATAGATATGATATTGTGTGATTTACCTTATGGAACAACTGCATGTAAATGGGATATACCTATTCCATTTACTTTATTATGGAAGCAGTATATACGAATCATAAAAAAGCATGGAGCAATAGTCTTACATGCATCACAGCCATTTACAAGCATGTTAGTTATGAGTAACTTGTCTATGTATAGGCATTGTTGGGTTTGGAATAAAAACAATAGTGCTGGATTCGTTACAGCAAAAATACGTCCATTTCAAATTTGTGAAGATATTGTAGTGTTTGGATTGCAGAAAGTAAACTATTATCCGCAAATGGAAATACGCGGAAAACCAAGAAATAAAGGTGGATATACTGTAAGTGATAATTATAACGTTATCCCTACAAAATCCGAAATAAAATCAAATGAATACTATCCTAAAAATTTAATAAATATCTCCAATGCTGTTCAAATAGGTAAATTACATCCTACACAAAAACCTGTAGAATTATGTGAATACCTTGTGAAAACGTATACACAAGAAGGTGAGCTAGTTTTAGATAACTGTGCTGGCTCAGGAACAACAGGGGTAGCATGTAAAAATCTTGGTAGACAATTTATCCTTATTGAAAAAGAAAAAGAATACTGTGAAGTAATAAGTAAGCGATTACAACAAGAGTATATTGAAGGAAAGGATTTCAATGTATAGTCGTGACGAAGTATATAGTGAAACGATTAAATATTTTAATCAGGACGTACTTGCTTCTGAAGTATGGATGAACAAATATGCACTACGAAATAAGGAAGGACAGTTTTTAGAAAATTCTCCATTGATGATGCATCAACGACTTGCACGTGAATTTGCCCGTATCGAATTAAAATATCCTAATCCTATAAGTGAAGAATCTATTTTATCCTTTTTTACTGATTGGAGTATCATTCCACAAGGGAGTGTAATGTATGGTGCTGGTAATGATTTTACGGTGGTTTCTCTTAGCAATTGCACTGTACTTGGTGTTGATACGGATTCCTATGCAGGGATCTTAGATCTTGATCAACAAGTCGTACAGTCAGCAAAAAGACGAATGGGATATGGTTTAGATATTTCTTTTCTCAGGCCAAAAGGATCAACAGTTAATAATGCTGCACAAACATCTACAGGTGCAGTCTCATTTATGGAACGTTTCTCGAATAGTACACGTGAATGTGCTCAAGAAGGACGTAGGGGAGCGTGTTTAATTTCTTTAGATGTACGGCATCCTGATATTTATGATTTTGTCACCGTAAAGAATGACAGAACAAAAATTACTGGCGCAAACATTAGCATTAAGATACGTGATGATTTTATTCATGCTGTACAGCATGATACAGATTATGTGTTACGATACCCTAGTGATTATAATTTCTATGAACATGATATGAATGATGAAGGGGATAAAATACGAATTGCACCATATAACGTGCTTGAACCTACATCATTCGGATACATTAAAAGAATCCGAGCAAAAGAGTTATGGGATCTTATTATTAAAAATGCAAGAGAACATAGTGAACCAGGATTGTTTCTATGGGATAGAATGGTAGACTATGATCCAGCTAGTGTGTATCCTTCATTGAAACCTGTGAGTACAAATGCGTGTGGAGAAATACCACAAGCTGTAGGTGATACCTGTAGACTCATTGTGTTGAACTTGTTAAAATGTGTTGATCGTCCATTTACTGCACAAGCAACATTTAATTTTCAACGGTTAGAACAATTAGCAGGTTTACAATTACGCTTAGGTGATGATTTAGTTGATTTAGAAATAGAAGCTGTAGATAAAATCATCAACAAAATTATCAATGATCCTGGTCCTGATTATTTGAAAGATTGTGAATTACGTTTATGGAAACGTATAAAAGAACAAGCAATCAATGGTAGACGATGTGGATGTGGTTTAACAGGATTAGGGGATATGTTTGCAGCATTAGGTTTACCATATGGATCTTTAGCTGCATTAGAATTAACTGAAAAAATCATGTATATAAAAATGCGAGTGGAGTTAGATACGTCTATAACCCTTGCAAAAGAACGTGGACCTTTTGAGTTTTTTAATTTTGAATTAGAGTTTGATGATAACCTTCAAGGCCGCAATTCATTCTATGAAATGATACGGAAAGAATATCCTTGGTTAATAAAACATCTACAAATGCATGGGAGAAGAAACGTCAACTGGAGTTGTGTAGCTCCTACAGGTTCAGTGTCAATACTTACTGGAACAACATCAGGTATAGAACCATTATTTAAACCGTATTATGTGCGCCGAAGAAAAATAGAACATGAACATGAAGATTTTATAGATCAAAATGGGGATAAATGGCAAGAATATTTTGTACTCCATCCACAGTTCAAAAAATGGATTATACAAACATATGATTATTTACATACATATGAATTAAATAATTTAACAGAAAAAAATTTAGAATATTTATATGTATTTTCACCGTGGCACAAATCGTGTGCAGAAGAAATTAGCTCCTACAATAGAATCCGCATACAATCTATGGTACAACACTATACGACATCTGCTATTTCTTCTACATTGAATCTCCCCGAAAATGTATCAGAACAACAGGTAGCAGATATTTACCTTCAATCATGGGCATTAGGATTAAAAGGTGTCACAATTTATAGGGCTAATTCTCGTACAGGAGTGCTCGTAGACATACATAAGAAACAAAAATCTGTTGCCTTTGAAAAACGTCCAGAGATTTTACCAGGAAAATTATCTACCTTTTGGAATGAAGGAAAGAAATGGTTAGGTGTTATAGGATTAAAAAATGATCAACCGTATGAATTGTTTGCTGGTGAATTTCCTGAATCAATGCCTATAGATGTTCATAAACCTTCTATCATTGTGAAAATAAAAGAAGCAAACAGACACAATCAATATTGGCTTTCCTACAGTTCAGATATTGAACAACGGTCATTGTTACTTAATAACCTTGGGGAGAATATCTACGGAAATTATGCACGCCTAATTAGTGGATTATTAAGGCATCAAATGCCGACCAACTATGTTATATCTGTGTTAGAGAAGTTACGATTAGATGGTGATTCAATTCACACATGGAGAAATGGAGTCATACGACTATTAAAAGATTTTGTAACAGATGGTGTATCTGCTGGATCTTTATGTAAAGAATGTGGTGGACAAATGGTGTATCAAGAAGGATGTAAAAGATGCACACAATGTTTAACTTCTCTCTGTGGGTGATATGTGTGTAATTGGTTCTTTTGACTGTGGTGTGTAGGAATAACAACATTTGTAGGATGGTTACTTATATGGGGAGTATTTGTGTATCCTTGACAAATCTCCCCTTTTGGTGTATACTATATATTAAATAATTTAATTATGTTAGGATACTTATGGAGAAACCAACGGGCAAAGAAGTAATAGTGTATAATGCAAAACAAGTATTAGATTATGTGGAGGAAAAATATCAGTATGGGTACTATGATTATGTAACACACATTATAACTCATGCAATGTTGTATCCTATTCGTGGTGCAATTACTATGACAGCTAAAGATATGCCAATATTAGAACGGAATATTTTAGAGACAGGAGATCCACAGATAAAAGCCAATTTATTTATTTTGCGAGACTATCTTACAACAATCTATGACGAATTTAACGTCAATGGAGAGGTATGGTTTAGCAATGATTTTAACCCCGACTAAAAAGAAGTTTTTTGATAATGAAGGAAAAGAAGTTGTACCTGGAGATTTTATTCTCTATGTAACAGAAACAAAGGCATTAGCATATAAAGTGTTTAAAATTGATATGCCATATATTCATATGATTTCATTAGTAACAGGTAATCATCTTGTTCGACTTGATCATGAACTTGATACGTGTTACATAGTAACAGATAAAATTTCTTTACATTACAGGGGTTCATAATGTTTTGGATATTAGTTGTTCTGTATATGTTTGTATTTATTTTAGTGTATTCTAAACCACTTATTTCTGATATATTCAAGGAAGTGGAAGTAGAGAAAACAGACTTACAAGATATTATTAAAAGGTATCGTGATGAACATTCATTTGCATATCTTTTATGGATGTGGGTAGCAATCGCTTGCTGGTTAGTGTTATTTACGATTGTTGATTTTGTAAAACTGGTAAAAAAATTACTCAAGTGACAGGAGAAAAAAAGTGTCGGGTATTTGCACATTAGCACACATAACACGTCTTGAAAAACATCCTAATGCTGATAGATTACAAGTTGCTACAGTATTAGGTGAACGAGTTATTGTTGGGTTAGATGCAAAGGTAGAAGATCGTGTATTATACTTTGATTGTGATGTACAGCTTTCACAGGAGTTCTGTGAAAAGAACGATCTGATTGCACGATACGATGCAACAGGGACAAAAATAGGTGGTGGATATTTTGATGAAAAAAGACGTGTACGAGCACAATCATTTCGGGGAATAAAGAGTCAAGGATTCGTCTGTGGATTAAATTATTTAATCTATTGTAAAGGACATGAGATATTAGAAACTGCACCATTAGGGTATCAATTTACTGCTATTAATGGTACAGAAATCTGTAATCGTTATGTGATACCAGTAAGACAATCGTCAACTCCTGGTAAACAGAAAGTTGTACGGAAAGCACAAGTCCCTACATTTTTAGAACATGTAGACACAGATCATCTCAGGTATCATTTGAATCAACATGTATCTATAGGTGATAGGATTTATGTTACAGCAAAAGCACATGGGACTTCTGGACGATTGCATAGAGGTATCAATCGTACACCATATAAGAACAAATGGTTGAACAAGGTAGCATGGCTATTAAAACCAAGATATGAACATTGGGTAGGGTCACGGAGAGTTATTAAAGGCACTACAGAAGCCTATCAGAATAGGCATTTTTTGAGTCAGAGGTTGCCCTTCCTTGCATTTTTATTTCCAGATAGGGGTAAGACAAGGGGTTATTATTCTGATGAATCATTTCGATTTGATGACGTACAAGATATTAAATTGCATAAAGGCGAAACAATTTATTATGAACACGTAGGCTTTATTAGTCCGTATCAACCTATTATGCCAAGTGTTGAATTAAAAAAATTGCCCAAGGAAATACAAAAACAATATAAAGCGAATACTGATGAAGCGAATAAATTGTTCTTTAAGTATGGATGTTTCCCGTATCAAAGAAAATTACTCGTTTATAGAATCACTTGGACGAATGAAGATGGTGAAGTCTATGAAGTACCTTGGTCATTAGTGAAGAAACGATGTGAACAACTTCAACTTACTCATGTTCATGAATTTATGATGTATACTGTTGGGCATGAAACCTATAAAGATCATATGACATTTGCTGATGTTTTGCCTGATTTTTCTGAATTTGTAGAACGTCCAGAACCATTAGATCCTTCTCATTATATGGAAGGTGTTGTATTCAGAGTAGAAAGAGAAAATGGTTCAACACATTTCTGGAAATTTAAAAGCCATACGTTCCTTGTAGGAGAGGGTTTAGTAAAAGACTCAGGCCAAACAGATATAGAAGAACAACAATCACAAGAGGTAGTATAAATAATGTATATAGGAAATATTTTGTGGGATATAATGACAGTTATACAATATGGTTGTTTAGTATTTGTTATAATGTTATTATATATGTGGTATAGATGATTATTATGGGTATTGATCCTAGCACGCATACAGGTATAGTTGTTCTCAATGAGAACTTGCAGATAAGATATACTGAATTGTATGATATAGAGAAAAAAGGATTAGTAGGAGCAAGGATGCTCGCTACACAATGTCAATGGATAGCACAAGATTATAAAGTCACAGCAATCTTTATGGAAGGTATTTCATGGGGATCACCTAATAAAAACGTGCTAGAACTTTTAGCAACAATCAATATTTTATTACGAGAGTATTTGTATGATTGGTGTCCGTTATATATAGTTGCTCCATTGACAATGAAGAAGTTTATTACGGGTAATGGGAGAGCCACAAAAAAAGATGTCGCAATGGGACTAAAAACAACATGGAATTTGTTATTACCTAATGAACACTTACGAGATGCATTAGGTATAGCAATAACAGGAGTACATTATTTACAGAACAAAAGTAGTCCGTGGAAATATTCTGTACAGGATAAAATATGGAAAGTACAGTAACTCCAGAAATGATTCAAAAATATATTGATATTGATTTAGAAAACAAAATACGATTAGGAGCATACTTATATGATATAAAGGAAAGAAAAGTGTATAAAGATAAACATAGTAATTTTTGGGTATATTTACAAAGAGAATATCCAAATTTAAATACAAAAGATGTTACTTCATACATTAATTTATATAAAATGTGTTCACATCTTGGTATAAAATTTCGTGATTTAAAAGATGTACCTTGGTGGCGCATTAAAGCATTTATGCGGTATATTACACAGCATAATAAAGATGATATGCTTCAAGCAGCACAAAATTTATCTACAAAAAATTATAAACAATATATTAATGATCAAGAAAAAACACAAATTATTCAGAGACAAAAAGCTATAATTTATGTTCCTTTACAAAAATACGAAAAAATACATGGACAATTAGAAGCGATTAAATATGCACATAAATTTGCATATCTCTATGAAGTATTAGAGTATTTATTAAAAACAAATGTAGAGAAACAGGAGTATCATAAAGAGAAAAAATTAAATAATTTAATTGATGAAACACCATTAGACGATGTGTTGCAAATATTGACACAAAAATATCCTCATATGTTGATTGAAATAACAGAACTAGAAGGATATGAAAATGCCTGAGTATCTTACAGGTGAAATGTTTAATGAATTAGGTTTGGCTGATTTATTTCTTGTTACCGCAAACTCATGTATAAAACAAGATGGTTCATTGGTGATGGGAGTAGGAGCAGCAGGAAGATTAGCAAAAAAATATCCGCATATTGCTTTTGAAGCAGGACAATTAGTACGTGAAGTGTGTGGACATTTAGGTGAATATGGGGTTTTGATTATTACAGAGATTGAAGGAAAACATATAGGGATTTTTCAAACAAAGAAGAATTATCAACAGCCTTCGAGTTTGCCTCTTATTGAATACTCTTGTAAACTCCTTCAGAAGATTGCTGGACATTACAATCGTGTTGTGGTAAACTTTCCAGGGATTGGATACGGTTTACTTGAACGTGATCTTGTCAAAGTCTATACTGATACACTTCCTAAGAATGTCTATATTTATGAATCAGCAAATGTCGTGCATAGTCAAAAATAATTTAATCATAGGTGAATTATGAGGAATAAAGGCCAGATACATGTTGAATTACAAGGTTGGCTAGGTGATGATAGGGCAATTGCTGAAAGTGCATGGACTTCAAGTACAACATTACAAGGAAAAGAAAAACGTACAGATGAAGATGTAAAAAGAATCTTAACAGAAGTGCTTACACGTCCAATACAAACATTAGAAGATGTAGGACACGTACATGGTAGTCCTTTTGAAAGTGTTGTCTTTCGTTTCTGGATGAAAATTCCTATAAGCACAGATAGACAACACATGACACATAGGATAGCATCTCATAATGGTATGAGTGGACGATATAGAACCATGCCTAATGAATGGCTCAAAATGCCAGAGGATATTTTGAATGTATTCTATGATTGTTATGAAGATGATTTAATAGGAGAGTATGAATACATCTGTGGACGTGCAAATGATTTATATAGAACGTGTTTAGAACGTATGAAACAACATGAAAAAATGGGTTTGATTACAAACACTCAGTATAAAAGACTGAGAGAATTTTATAGAGGAGTATTGCCACAGAATAATATGACAGAACGTGTAACAACAATGAATCTTCGTTCATTTGCGAATTATCAAATGTTACGAAATTCAGCCCATGCACAAGAAGAAATACATACAGTAGCTCAATTGATGCTAGAAGAAGTGAAAGAAGCAAACATGTGTCCTGTAACAATAGAGATACTTGAAAAAAACAAGTGGATATTGGTATGAGTAAAGTACAATGTTTAGAATGTGGAGAAATTTTAGAGTCAAAACATAGGCATGATTTTCACCAATGTTCATGTCAAAATCAGACATTTGTGGATGGAGGGTCTGATTATATTCGGTGCGGGGGAGTTGATTTATCAAAAGTCTATGTTATTGCAAATGACAAGGATTGTAATATGAAAAAGAGTATTGCTGGTTTAATGATAGGTATTGGATTATTAGTAGGTGGATGTGTTGCAGCAGTAGATCCATATGGTAATGTCTCTGTGACTCCTGCTCCTGTAACAATTACTACTCCACCTGTATATGTACAACCTGCTCCACCTGTGTACGTAACTCCACCTTCATATCGTTATCGACGATGTTATACACATCGTCAACGACAATATGATAGATATGGAAACTGGTATGGTTATCGTACTTATAGGAGATGTGATTAATGAATTATGATGTCTATGGTGAAAATGGGTGTCAAATAAAAGTTGATGCACATAGTATGTGTTACGTACCAGGACAAGAAGTACATATTCCTGATGGAGTATACGTGTGTTATGAAGGGTTAGTTGTTGTTCATGATGGGGTTTTTGTGTGTGAATTGGATAACCTGTATACGAAATGGGGAGATAAACTTAATTTAGGTGTTTTGTTAGATGGTATACATGAAGAACCATTTACGAATGGTGTATAGGGGGATAACATGGTGCTTACAGTTAGTGTAGTTTTAGCGATTCTTGCGTTAATATTAGCAGCGTTATCTGCTGCTAATTGGTGTCCTTTATGGGTTCCTGTAGTATTGTTAGCCGTACTACAATTAATCCAAACCTTACCACGATAGAAAGATTAAATTATTTAATTAAAAGTGGGCATCTACAAATGCCCACAAAGGAAACACATGATTTTCAAATATTATGAAGCAGTTGTAGTTGGTAGGAATGAACATCAGTTACAGTTAAGTCCTACAAATTATGTGGTGTATGCTGTTGGTGAAGATCTTATGACGTGTACAACGAATGTTATTCATTATCTTCTTACTTTGAATAAATGCTTTCCAGATAAATATTCTTTTACACCATATATTTTTGACAATGGTACATGTGCAAGATACTATAAGTTTTTTAAAAATCCACGTATTGATATGACTATAGGTTTTTATGCCGCAGAGCCTAATGGTCCTACTGATTCTCATTGGTTACAACAATGTGTACCTAACTAAAAGGAGATAGTTATGTTCATAGTTCATATTCAAGAAATTATTAAAACCGCTTTTACTGTTGATTGTGAAACAGAAGAAGAAGCAAAGGATCTTGTCATGCAGTATCTTGATGGCAAATTTTTTAGTGCCATAGATCAAGAAGATATGTATGAAACAACCGTAGAAGTTTTATCAGTAAAGGAAAAACCTTATGAAGAAGAACCAGATGAACCTGATTAAAATTATTGGATGTGGGTTATTAATGTGGTGTGTGTCTCTTGGAGTACCTACTTTAATTAATCGTGCAGAAGCACAGAATGTAGAAATTACATTAGCACATGGTTCACATCCACATTGGCATGGAAGAAATAAAAGACACGCACACCAACATAGACATCATGGACATAGGCACAATAGAGAAAGACAACGTGTATATCGTGGTGGTGCTTATGTGTATGTACAACCGCCAATTGTATATGCTCCACAAAGACGTTGCACAAATAATAGAGTAGGTTGGTGTCATATGCATTATAGATACGAAAGGAGATGCTATTAAATGCACAAACCAAAAGTCCGAACATTAGAGTATTATGATATGGACGAAGTATTAGCGTACCTTGAAGAAAAGTATGATGTAGAAACAATGGAATATTTTCATGATATTTTTGATCATGTTGACTATGAATTTCCTACCGAGACATTTATTGTCTATGAAGATAAACAGAAGTCGTATTATATGTCTAAAGATTTTGTAGATAAACGGACAAAAGAACTACAAATTCTTACAGAAGAACTTGGTGAAAACTTTAATTTAAGCACTGGAGATTAATATGCTTTTAACAGATACTATGATTTGTGAGTATGTAAAACATCATCAGATGATTGATCCATTTATTGATCATAAAGTAAAATCTGTACTCAGTTACGGTCTTGATCCTGCTGGCTACGTTATTACCTTACAGCCACATTTTTTAGTATTTAATCCACCAAAAAATTATATGATTGATTCATTACAACAAGATAATATAGAAAATTACGAACTTGTTAAACAAGATTACGTCCATATACCAGCATATGGACGTATATTAGGATTAGCAACAGAAAGATTGAAACTCCCTCTTAATGTTAGTGCTGAATGTTGGGGAAAATCGTCACTTGCACGTATAGGTATAGTGCCACATATTACACCTATTGAAGCAGGATATGAAGGCAACCTAACAATTGAAGTCTCAAATTTTAATCCATGTATTGTAAAACTCTATGCTGGTGTTGGTATTGCTCAAGTACGTTTTCATTTACATGAGACAGTCAAAGTAGCGTATCAAGGGAAGTATCAAGGTGCAAGAAACATAGAACTTAATAAACAGCATACGGAGGATTATGTATGAAATTATATATGAACCATAATAATTTAACGTGTGCCTATTACGATAAAGCCCATGATGAACTCATGTTAGGGTTTTATGGAAATTTTTCTTATGTTTATTACATAAATGATGTTGCAAGAGAATTGTTAGAGAAAACAATTAATAGTCTTACAGAAATTCCAGAAGAAGGTGAAAACCACATTATGTATTATCATCCACAAGAAGTATTGATACTAAATAGAATTGATTTAGCAGCAGTTGATCAACTTGACAATAAACTTAGAGTATGGTTTAATTCTGGTAATGATTTTTTAGAAATTCATTCACCAAGAGCAGAAGAAATGTTTGAAAGGATTAAAAACGCAGTATGAAAAAATTTAGAAAAAATACCGATGAAGGCCAAAAACAATTAAAAATGGAACCTTTAAAAAAAGAAAAATATAAGTATCAACAGTTTCTTACGGATGAAGAAAAACTTGACTTAAATCCCAAGAATGGGTATAATTATTATAGACAAAAACACACTCATATAGAGGATAGTTAAAATGCCAAAATTTGAAGTTGTCCTTCACACGAAATCTATCTTTGTTGTTGAAGCTGAATCAAGGGGTGAAGCTTTACGTAAGTGTGTAGAAGGTGGTATGAAACCACACAGACAGGCAATAGAGAACTTTGAAGTTTCACAAGCAGGTATGTTTGCATATGTTGATATGAAAGACAGTGATGATACGGTGGCTGTTTGAAGAATTAAATAATTTAATGGGGCTGTCTAAAACAGCCCATGTTAAAGTGTACATCAAGGAAAATATATGGATACTTATTATTTCATTTTTCTTGTTTTTTTTTAATGTGGATATATCTTAGATAAATATGGAAATTTTTCTTATCTCACTTGGAATATTTGTTTTGATAGGCACATTTGTATGTGCAATTATTCTTCTCATGATTTTTTTATTTGGGAGGAATAGCAAATGACAGATATGGAAACGATTGGTTTGTTTAATTTTATGCTTTTTATCGTATTATTGTGTATAATAAATATTGGTACATTTTTGTTTATACAATGGTTTCTTTCAAGAGGAAAACGTAAATGAAGATAGGGTTCATGGGGTTATCTGCATGTGGGAAAACAACATTAGCACAATACTTAGTTGAGAATAAAATAGTTAATAGTCCATTTTTACCGAGTTGTGCAAGAAAGATAGCAGCAGAACATGGTTTTCATACGAATGATGATTTTCTTGAAAGGCCAATAGAAGATATTTATAAGTGTCAGCATCATATGTTTACCTATCGTATAGAAGAAGAAAAGGAATTACGAGAGTTTATATCTGATAGAACGTTACTTGATGTCTTTCTTCATACCATATTCCGTTGTGCATCAGTAGTATCACAAGACACCTATAAAATGTATCAACGGAAAGTATATAGGTCATTAAAAACATATGATTATTTGTTTTATATTGAATCTCCACCTGTTGTAGAAGAAGAAAAAGATTCCATACGAATTACAGATCAATCTGTTATCTATGCATTACAGATACTTTATTATGATTTTATTATTAGTTACAATAATAAGGCAATTTTACGACAAAATGATCCTATATACTTTGTTCCTTGGGATACATTAGAAAATCGTGTGCAAAAAGTTAGATCTATTATAGGAGATTAGAGGATACAAATGTTTAAGACACATTTTTTCTATAAAAGTAATGATCCAAAATATAAAGAACTTCCTGTACAATATCATAAACAAATCTTCGGGAATAAAGGGAGTAATCTTTTTGGACTGAAGTCTATTGAAGGTATTAATGTTCCTTTCTTTGTTGTGTTGCCGACAAATTTTTGCCGACTCTATAAAAAAGATAAAACACAAGCAGAGCTACGGTTAGTAGATGTGATTAAGCAGGTACTTGTACCATACTTTGAGAAGAAATTAGTCTCTGTACGTTCTGGTGCTCCATATTCAATGCCTGGACTTATGAGTACCATTTTAAACGTAGGATTAACTGTACAAAATTTCAAAGGATGGATGGAACAATTAGGGGATGAAACAGCTTTTAATTCTCTCTTTCGTTTTAGGAAAATGTTTGGAGAGATTGTCTTAGGACTTCCTCTCCATAGTACCTATGTGTATGATAATCCTGTACAATCATTGAAAAATCTTAAAGCAGAATATGAAGGCCACAAGCAAAAGACTCCTGAAATGCTCGATCTAGGGAGTCAATTATTTTATGCTATTAAAGCTGTATGGGAATCTTGGGATTCACCAGAAGCAGATGCTTATAGAAAATACAATCATCTACAAGATATAGGTACTGGTGTTGTTATACAAGAAATGGTATTTGGTAATAGTTCTGAAGGTGCTACAGGTGTTATGTTTTCATCGAATCTTGAAACAGGTTCTGATGCAATACAAGGAGAGTTTATTCGTAATGCTCAAGGTGAAGATATTGTTTCAGGTCATATGACGCCAATAGATCTTACTGCAATAATGGGTACACGGTTATATGAAGCATTACGCACGAATGCTAAGAAAATAGAAAATCATTACAAATATCCACAGGATATTGAATGGACAGTGTACAATAAGAAATTATATTTCTTACAAACACGTGATGCAAAAATTCCATCAAGCACAAAAATCACGATGTTGTATGAAAACATCATCTTGAAGAAAAATCGTATACCATTAAAGAATTTAACACTTCAAGATTTTATGTTGGATATGAATAAATTAAATATCCCTAAAGATACACCTTTTCTCCAAGGGAAAAGTGCATGTAATGGTGTTGCTGTAGGACGATTAACATTTAATCTTGATAACTGTACAGAAGATTCAATTTATTGTACAGAATATACGACAACAGAAATGATACCTGCTCTATTAAAATGTAAAGGTATCATTGCTTTAACAGGTGGTGTAACATCTCATGCTGCTGTATTAGCGCGGAGTTTACAAAAACCCTGTTTATTAAATATTGATGCTACTTTTGATCCTATTAAACCTTCATTGAATATGGGTGATCTATATTTTCTTGAAGGTGAACCTGTATCATTAGACACAACACATGATAGATTATATAAAGGAAAAGGGAAGATAGTAAAAGATGCGGCTTTGTTGAAAAAGATAGATTCTATATGGACGTATATCTTTTCACACTTTAAAGATCCGTTTGTGTTAGTGAATCCGTATATTCCATTAGAGATGGTAGGTAAGAACGTTATATTAGATCCATCATGGTTTATGTTTCCTTATGATGAATTTTGTAAAAGAATAAAACCACTACAAAAGGTCATGCGTACTTATTATGTTCAACGGGCAGATAACATACATTCCTACTATCTCAAGTTTGTTGATCAAGAAGTGATTGACAAATATCTTGAAAACTATTATACTTTTATAGGAGCAAAAGATGTAACATATGCAGATAAAAATATTATATTTACTCATGATGAATTGTTGAAGGAGATGATAGAAACAACATTATAAAAAGGATGCATATATGTCACATACATTCGGAACACTAGGAATATGTTTACCTGTTAATGATTCTTTTTTTGTAGGAGATGTAAAATTTACGGTAACAGAAATACGTCATAATTGGGCAAAGAAGCATTATACCTGTGCTTTAACATACTCCGCACAAAATAAAGAAGGAGTTATTATACTCAAACAAAATCATGAATTACCTTTTTATAGTGAACTTCTATCCCCTGTGTTTATGTGGATAGGAAAACGTACAACATCATCTATTGCTCATGTGTTTATCAGTGCATATAAGAACGTTCCCATTAGGAGAGAGAATTATGTTTAGCTGGATTAAATTATTTAATCGTTTCTTTCAATGGAATACAGTAGAAGTACCAGTACAACGAGATGAAATCAAGTGTGTTCCATCCTTTGATGATTTGCATTTGTTTTCATCAAAAGGAATTATTGTTGATGCTCCGAATCCCTATATTATTTTAGCAGGACCATTTTATAAAAAACCGAGCAATATCAGAGGATTATGTTTAGAAGAACAATATTATAATGTGAATAATGATACAGATGATTGGTTGTTCCCTATACCAGATTTTAAAGTACCACGGGATAAGAGTGCATTTAGGGATATATTAACAGAGGTCTATTGTCACGCGAAGAAAGAAAAAATTGTGTATATAGGATGTAAAGGTGGTTACGGTCGAACAGGTATGAGCATTGCATGTTTACTCAAGATGCATGGGAGTAAAAACCCAATACAAGAAGTACGTTTGTTGTATGATAAGCGTGCAATAGAAACACCAGAGCAAGAATCATTCGTCAATAGATTCTAAGGAAAAAAATCATGCCAGTTATTGATCTGTATTTATCACCTGTACGTAGATCATTTATGTATCCTGTTCTGGCTGAACGTTTATATCAATGGTATGATTTTTATGGGAAACATAAACGTTCGCCAGAAGCAGATATGTTTGCGTTCTACTATCTCAATCAATCAGTAAACGTTCTGGAAAGTCTCTATGGTTTATATGGTGATCTACAAGAAAAACAACGTATAGTAGATGATTATATTAAGACGACATTAGAAGTTGCAGAGCACATAGTTGTGTATCTTTTATTCATTTGTTTACGAGAAACACGACATGCGTATAATAAGAACCCTAACTTCAAAGCATGGGCACAATTACCAGAGAACAAGGAAACAGCAGCAGTCATTATGTCTTTACGGAATACAGGTCCATTGAAATCTATTGAACAAGCTGTGAAGTTTTTGAAAACATCACAGCTATCAATCAGTACATTGCTTCAATCTATATCAAAGTTGTTTGTGTGTGGATGCTTCGGTATGTCATGCGGGGGAAAGAACTGGAAAACCATTACAGATTTTGCCTTAGATTATTTTAAAGGAAAACTCACGACAGAAATGTTTGTGGACTTATGTTTCAACCTGGAGCATAATACATCAGACATTTTTAACAAAGGTATAGTATTTGAACCAAGCAGACCATTCTTTAAAGCCCTATTAGATATTCAACATGAAGGAAAATTACCTGTTTTGTTGAAGTATTCAGAGAATATATTTAAACAAATATATGCAAATAAAACCTATGAAAAATTGATGGACTATGAAAAGATGTTTCCATTAGCTGTAGAGAATGATGAAATGTATCTACTGAAATATAAGATGCTGAAAGATCTTATTGCTGTGAAGTTAGAGGGTAAACTTACGTATCTACCATTTCCTTTGGTAAATGAGGTTCTCGTTGAAAAAAGAAAGATGTAAACATCCAGTTTTTATGATTAATGATACTGCTATACACGGAGGTTCAATCTTTGATGTACCAAGAGGTATAGCAGATCATTATTTCTTTTTAGATGGAGCGATAAAAACTCCACGTACCCCTTATATCACGGTACACCATATACCAAACTTTGGTGTACCACAGAATATTAAATTATTTAATCAATGTTTAGAAAAAGCTGCTATCTTTGTGACTGAAGGATGCCCTATATTTGTAGGATGTCTTGGTGGACATGGGAGAACAGGATTATTTCTTTCTATTCTTTTATTTCAGTTGACAAAAGACAAGTTAAGCTTGTATACTTTAAGAGAGAGATATTGTCATAAGGCAGTAGAGACAACGGTACAATATAGATTCCTTATGGAGTATGGTTTAGAAGTCTATCCGTTAGACTATGAACAAGTAAAAGAAAAAGAAGAATGGAAATGGAGAGGGTATGGACAAAAATACACACAGCATGTATGATACTGTTGTAGGAAAAACCGGATCAAAATATCTTGTTGTTGCAAAAAGTGAACAATTAGATGTGACAGTCAAAGTAAGTCCGACATACATAACGTTTCATATTTATATTCATGATGGTATAAATGAAACAGAAAGAGAAACAATAATAAAATATATAGAGAAATTAGGATTTAATCACAATACGAATTATTGGTCAGGACGATTTATGGTGAATAATAAACTCCATAAGCTAATTGTTATCGGGGGAATTTTATATGCATTAGCAGATGTTACCGAATGGATAACCCCTTGGCCGCATCCAGTTACAATCTTTTCTTTCATGTAGAGGTACAGTATGATTACCATATGGTCACATACGTTAGAAGGGTATTTATCTTTCTTTAAAGGATTTGATTATCAGATTCATAATGTTCCTACTGTTCCTACTGATGGCATAGTGTTAGCATTAGGCGACAAGGTATTAGGTGTATTAAAGAAAGAAGGATTGATTGCAAAAAACAGAACACTAGCTTCATTACAAGATGAAATATATGCGTATGAAAATGCATATATTTTACCAACGTATCATCCAGAAGATATTGAAGAAGATTATAATAAGAACTTTGATCTCATATGGAGATTAAAACAACTTATACGATATGAAGAAAATGGTTCGTTTGATGTAACATTACCTCCTATGGCATGGGTATCAGATCTCACAGAACTCTGTGGACATATTAACATCAACAAATGGGTAGCATTTGATATAGAGACACAAGGTTCAGATCCATTTAACTCTGCAAATTATATTATCTGTTTTACGTTTTCTTCTGGTGAATATTCTTGTGGAGTGTACATCAATGGACAATTGCCCAAGAAGATTCATGAGCAATTAAATTATTTATTAAATGAAAAAAGCTGGAAAGTAGAAGGTGCAAATCTCAAGTATGATTTGCTATGGTTAAAGGTAAAGTATGGTATTACGTGTACAAATTTTGCATGTGATACAACATTGATAGGTTCATTGTTAGATGAAAATAGATCGAATAGTCTTACACTTCATTCACGTATATTTACACCGTGGGGAGGATACGATAGCGCACTAAATAAAAAATATGATAAGAACAATATGGCAGAAGTACCCATAGCAGAATTGGGACCATATGCCATAGGTGATGCTATAGCAGAGTACAAGGTAGGTGAAGTTTTTAGAGCACAGTTACAAGAAGAAGAAAAGAAGATTCGTAAAGTTCATAAACGTGTAGGTCCAATGAACTTTTATCAAAAGTTACTCCATCCTATTGCCCGTGTATTTGAGGATATTGAATACAGAGGTATCTATGTTGATCTTGAATACCTTAATGAGTTAGAGACACAGGTAGAAAATGAAATTGCTGAAGTATCACAACAAGCATTGAAACTTATACCTAAGTCTCTCCAAAGGAAGTATAAAGATAACCTAAGTATTACACGTGCATCATTGTTACAAGAATATTTGTTTACTCCAGAAGGATTAAACTTAGAACCATTTGTTGTCACAGCAAAATCACATAAACCATCAACATCCTATAAGGATCATCTCTATAAGTTTAAAACACATCCAAAAGCAGGGAAGTTCATAGAGTACCTGAAACGATATAGTGAACTAAACAAAATACTTAGTACGTATATTACAGGGTTTAAAACTCATATTAGAGAAGATGGAAAATTTCATCCTTCTGTTATACTCCATCGGGGAAGTTTTGAAGATGGAAGTAGGGGAGGAACAGTAACAGGTAGGATAGGATGGAAGAATCCTCCATTGATGGTACTCCCATCACATACGATAGATGCTGATAGAATACGAAAAATGTTTGTTGCTCCACCAGGATACATGATTATTGGAGCAGACTTGAGTCAAGCAGAGTTAAGACTTGTTGCTCATTTATCAAAAGATCCTGTGATGATGCAAGCATTTAGAGAAGGAAAAGATCTTCATAAAGTCACAGCATATAATACTTTAGATATTACGGAACAACAATTCTATGAGTTACCTATAGAGAAACAGAAGCATTATCGACAAGTAGCAAAGTCACAGAATTTTGGCCTAGTGTACGTCATGGGATTTCGGGGATTACAAGTATATGCAGAAAAATCCTATGGTGTAGCATTCTCCTTAGATGATGCACAAAAATACTATACTTCGTTCCATGAGACATATAAGAACATTAAACCTTGGCATAAGAAATGTATCTCTCATGCGTATGAACATGGATATATGGTGTCTCTGTTAGGACGTATACGACATCTCCCACAGATATATTCTTCTGTTGATAAGGTACGACAACAAGCAGAGAGACGTTCAACGAATGCACCTGTACAAGCAGATGCTTCTGATTTGAATTTGTTAGCAGTCTTAGAGATAAGTAAAGATCCCCATATTCACGTATGGGGTACGATACACGACTCTATCTATGCATATGCACCAGAGCATAAGGCAATAGAGTGTGCTAAAAAATTGAAGTGGACAATGGAGAATTTACCAACAGAACAATTCGGATGTTCATTAAGTGTACCATTAGTGGCCGATGTGAAAATAGGATATGATTTAGCGTCTCTGGAAGAAATTAAATAATTTAATAAGGGGAGAACAATGGAAGAAAAAGAATACGTCTACAAACAAATTAATGATATATATATTAGTGGTGAACGACTCACAGATCTTGTAAAAGAATTTCAAATGTGTATTGATAAATATGGTCCGTCAATACGATTAGAATACCGATGTGATAATTATGGTGGTTATGATACCGTGAGATTTTATTTCGAATATAAAGTTTTAGAAACAGACGAAGAATATCAGCAACGATTGCTTTCAAAAGAAGTCGCAATGAAAGCTGTTGAACAACGAGAACGAGAGTTATTAAAAAATCTTATGGAGAAGTATATTAAATGAACAAATTAACCTATAGTGAACTGAAAGCATACGATTTTCATGTAGTCGTATGCTTCACAGAGAAAGCTAATTCGCTCATGTGGTACTTTGAAGAAGGTATGATAGCACAGATTACTCAATGTGAAACACAAGTGATATATAACGTACCACTGGTGTATCTTGAATTTGATTGTACGGGATACATTAACTATAACAAACAATATGAACGGATGATTTATTATACAGATGATATGACAGAGCAAAGGACAGCTACAGACATGGGACTACAACGAACAAAAGAGTATGCATACTTTGCATCGAACACCAATTTTACTGAGTGGTTTCATTTAGTGAATGGAAAATTTTGGGAGGAATATTTACAATCAAAACCAGAGCACTCGTATGTTACATGGTTAGAACAATGTTTATATAATACACGTTATCCACATATAAAAACCTTGCAAAAAATCGCTCAATGAGATATAATTAATATATAACAAAAATGTTGCACAACAAAAATATTATAGAAAAGGAAAAAATAATGTCAGAAATAACTTTTGATGAACTTACGAATCTTGTAGGAAATCTTGCTTCTGGTATGGCATTATTATCAGAAGCATTTGCAGATTATGCTAAAACAATTCATGAATGTATGATGGAAAATAATAGTGCTATTGCAGAACAATTTGAAAAGGTAGAATCACGGGTACATGACATTGATGAAACATTAGTAAAGTTGAATGATAAGATTGATATAGCAGGTTCATTGTTAGAATTATCTTTGTGTGGTCCACAAAATAATTAAATAATTTAATAAGGAGAAATTATGGCTGGACACAATGTTGATAGAAAAAAAGCGCAACAGAATTTATTAAAACGTATTGAAGGATGGCAAAAAAGTATAAGCCAGTTGACAAACACAACTCCTAAACCTAATGAGAGAAATTTTAGAAAACCAGGATCTCATAAAAAGAGTTAAGCCTATGAAACAATACTGTCAAATCTGTAATTTTTTTAAAGAGGATACTGTACCAAGAGATCATCCACAACTTCAAGCAAAAGGGGTAAAATGGACAATTGTTTTATGTGATGTGTGTTATGAAGGATTGAAACAACGTAAGACACGTATGAAAGATTGGGTACAACAAAAAGTCTGTGTACCTTATAATACAAAAGGTCCAGAAGGACGAATAGATGATACGATTCATTTACATATTACTATGATGGAAACCGTTGAACTTGCTCATGTTGAATTTGAAACAACCTTAAATAATGGGTACGTATGGGGTAAGCTAGTCTCATATGATTATCAACATAGAGAACGTTCATTGATTGATTGGCAACCTATATTGTTTGTTATGTCAGATGACGTGAGACGAACATATAGTTTTGTTACTTCTGATGGTAAAAAAATCCATACAGCAAGAAAGTTTGTACTCTATAATAAAAAAGGATACATACAATAATGTATATGAAATGGTCGAATCTGTGTGCTCATGATCCAGAAACATATATTGGTTGGGTAAAAAGTAGTGATGGTAAGGTCTATGATATTTATGTGTATCCTGCTCATGGGGCACAAGAAATTTGTGCAAGATACGGGAATGAACCACATACCTATTTAGGTATAGGTTCATTAGAAAATCTTTTTCTAGGAAGTACACTTGCTACAAATTATAAAGACATCTGTTGTTTGTTATTAGAACATGGTTTTTTAAAATACTGTCGTAATGCATAAGGTAGAACTATGGATTTACCTAAAACTGCAACACGATGTAAGTGTCAGGATATACTCTGTCAACTCTGTAAAAAAGATTGGGAAGATTATCTTGTCACAGCAGAGTACATATGGGAAAAATTACAACCACTCTTTTATAAGAGTCCATTTACACAACGTACAGGGAAAGTAGGACTAGCTGATGATTTAGAAAAGGTTATTAAGACTAACGTTAAATCACAGGAGCTAATGAAACTTTTAGGACCATTATCTCAAAGGAGTAAACTATGATTTTATCTTTAGAAGAATTAACACAACGTATTCTTTTATTAGAAAGAGAGGTACACGAACTTTCTAACACTCTTACAACATTGAGTGCATTAGTATACAGATTAGAAGGACGTATTAATACTGTAACGGCTGTAGGATCATCAGTTCCTACCTTACCTAACATACGGTATAAGGTCAAGAATTAATGCAACCAACATGCATTATGTTGATGGGTATTCCTGGTAGTGGTAAGAGTCGATTAGCGTTAAACATCCAAAAGAAATGGCCTGAGAAACAGTATAACATCTTGAGCACTGATGATATTTTTATTGAACTCGGAAAGGTACACGGATGGTCATATAACGATGCATTCAATAGGATACGGTTCAATACTGTAGAGACAATATTCTATGACAGATACACAGAATTTGTAGCTGACAGAAAAAATATCATCATTGATCAAGTGAATGTTACACAAAAGACACGACAAAAAAAATTAAATTATTTAACTCCTGATTACGTAAGAGTAGGAATTTATGTTGATACACCAATGGATGAAATACGAGAACGACTTGAGCTAAGATTCATGGAAACAGGAAAAGAGATACCAGATGAAGTAATTCAACGGATGATTGCATCATTTCAAATGCCCACATTGATTGAGTTTCATCATCTCTTTTGTACCAGTAAATTGACAGGAGTTAAAGATTTGTTTGTATGAAACAAACTGTGGTCTGGACAATGGATAAAGATGAATTAGATATATTGATTTACAACATCTATAAACGTCGATATAATTTTTCTTTCTATGAAGAACATAAAATTGTCTATGTACCATATATTGAAACACGCACAATGTTATCATATGAAAGAACAGAGGCATTTAAAAAAGGAGTCATAGTCTACAATCTCAGTAAAGATGCGGTATATGATTTCATGGAGAAAAATTATATACCGCATGGGAACTATTTAATCATATAAGGTTGGAGAAAGTATAATGGAAAATAGTGCCTTTAAATGGTTACATGAATGTTTGTATCAACCATTCTATTTTGATCCATATTCATTAGAAAAAATATATACCTGTGATTTGTGCCACAATGTAGTAAAAAGTGAAATGTATATTCGGAGAGATATTCTATCGTATTCTTGTAAAGAATGTTATGATGCTATGTTTGCTACAAAAGACAGAGTAACATAATGTATAGGACAAGCATACGATACCTGTGTGGATGTGGACAGGTAACAATTAAATTGTTTCATATAGCTGACTGGTTTCCTACGTACATCTTTTGTCCTTTTTGTGGGAAAAGTAGTGAAGCAGTATTAGAATATAAAGAGAAAGTAAAACTCAATGACTCATATTACATACCAACAGTACCAAGATCTTATCGACCATAACCCTGATATGGGTTATTATTATTGTGCAGAAGGAGTACCAGCAAAAAACAATGCATCATCTATTGTCGGGTTTATGAATGGGGATATATACCTTTGTACTCCTGATGAAATCGGCGGTAAAGAATGGAATGAATTAATGCAGAGACAAGTAGAAGAACTTATAGAATTTTTAGACAAGGAATCAAATGGATATAAGTAAGAACCTAACTGATATAATACATGCACTTGATCAAATGAAAATTGATCATGTGTGTGAATGTAATCCTGATACATATTTTGTGACGTGTGGATATATTACCTTTAACTTTGATGTACAAGAACAATTAGTAGGAATAGGTTTTCTTAAACCTGATATAACTGAGTATATGTATGTAAGCATATTAAATAAATAAATGAAAGGTAACTATGGCAAAGAAACCTGCAAAGACAGCACACAATAAACAAGTCAAAGAAAATTGGGTTCCAAGTTTTTGGGTATTTAGTACATTCGAAGGAAAAGGAAAAGCAAAAATGCCAGTGAAGGGGTTTCATGATAGGTATGATGCACAAATGTTGGCCGATGATATTAATGGTTACGTTGTGGACATGTATGTAAAGGCGATAATGAAATGAACAGAGATGAAAGTTTTGAACAATTCATGATGAAGAATAGTTATGAACCTGATTTCTTTGCCCATGAAATGCAAGATGGTGATGAAGATGACATCTTTGACTATGAACAATGGTGGGTGTATTATCAACAACAACATGAATTAGAGAATGAAGTACGTGAAAGTTATAAGTGGAGGTCAGACAGGCTGTGACCTTGGAGCATTATGTGCAGCCCATGATATAGGACTTAATACAGGTGGGTATGCATGTAGTGGATACTTAAATGAAAATGGGTACAAGGATGTACGTTTACAGAAACGATTAGGATTGATAGATAAGACTTACTCTTATAAAAGACGCACACAAGCAAACATAGAAATAAGTGATGCTACATTGGTCATTGCAAAAGTTTTAAATAGTCCTGGTACAGCATTAATGTTGAAACTTGCAGGGCAGTATAATAAACCATTATTTGTTTTTGGTATGACATATAAACAAGATGAATATAATCTTGCAAAAAACTCATTAATAGAGTGGCTTTTATTCGGGAAGTATGATATACTTAATATAGGGGGGAATAGGGAAAGTGTTGCTCCTGGTATCCAGAAGTACACATATAACATGTTGATAAAAATATTAAATAAATATGAGGACATACTATGGGAACAATTTGTAGAAAAAAAGATGAATGATAAGAAAGGTAATAAATTGTATTCAACATCTAGTTTTTAATGCACAATGCCATGAAGCAGAAACATTATATGATGTCATAGTTACCTACTATGGTACAACAGGAAGGAAGCAAAGTCACGGTATCGTATGGGCAATGTGTTTTCAAGTAGGCAGATGTCCTATGTGTTCAACAGTAGGATTAACGTATCATAAAAATAATATGTGGGCAGAATTAATAGTGGAATGTATGTATTGTGAATCAAAATGGTCTATATGGACTCCTTTAGGTTTAATAGTAAAGGTATACTAATATGACAAAAGAACAATTTAAAAAAGCATTGATTGCATTAATACCGAATACAGAGACGTGGTTGACAGATGAAAATTTAGTTGAAGCTGCTATCTATACAGCCGTACTTGGATGGGCACATCAGTTCCCTGAAAATCATTTGACTATTGAAATGAAACCACATTATAGAGAACTCTATAATTCAGGTGATTTTAAATTTGATCCAGAACCAGGAGAAGAACAAACAGAAACTACTGATGGTAACGTAGGCCAATATCTATAGGGGGTAATATGGTACAGTATATTTCTGAAGGTTGGGTAGATGAAATAACAGGTGACTATCATAAAGGGGGATGTTGGTACTTTTGGGATGAAGCAGGTATGCATGTGTATGGTCCATATGAAACAAGAGAAGATGCAGAAGAAGCTGCACAAGCGTATGCACAAATGGTTTTAGGACTTTAAGGAGAGCATATGTCAAAGTTTAAAACGAAGAAAAAAGAAGAAGAATTTGTAAAACAATATAAAGATAAAACAGGTTATTTGTATGTAATCCTTTATAAAAATAATAAAGGAACAAAACATTATGTGCATGAATTAGTTGCACAAACATTTATACCTAATCCTGATAATAAATCTAAAGTACGTCATATTGATGGGAACATAACAAATAATTGTGCAGACAATTTAGAGTGGTATTAAATAATTTAATACAAGGGTATCATATGAAAGAAGCCTACAGGTATTATCGAAATGAATATGATAAACCATTAGTAACCGAATGTGCATTATATAATGATGATCGTGAACTCCTTGCATTAGGATATGCAGTTTGTTCACCAAAGGATCAATGTCAAAAAGCTATAGGGAGGAACATAGCAAAACAACGAGCATACTATGCATTAAAGATGTATGAGAGTGTAGCATTACCTATACAGAAAAGTAAGATACTACGAAGTCTTGTGTATATAGCCTGGAATTTACCGCCATATAAGGCAATCAAGGTACAATCAACAAGTAAATATGATCAAAAAGGTATGTATTTTCCTTGGGAGAATAGGGAATGTTGACGGACATAATACTAGCTATCCTTTTAGTTGCAATGACAGTAGGGTTTCTTTTAGGATTATATAATTTAATAGTTGTGTTATTGAACTGGAGAAAAAATGACCATAACAGATCAAGTCGTTTATGAATTAGAAAAATGTCTCAAGAGAATGAAACAATATAAGAGGTTCCCACTTCATTCTAATTTTCATGCCCTTGCTTTACGATCATCAAGAGAAACACGATACCTTCTTGGACAATGGAACAATATCACAGCACACTTAAAGGCTAATGCTGAAAAAGAAGCAAGGGCAAAAGATAACGTATAGTGCATTATATTAAATAATTAAAGAGAGTGTCTACTATGTAGACACTCTTAGGAGAATCATATGCGATTGTATTTAGCAGCACGATTCGATCATGCAGAAACAATGCGAGCTATTAAATATTTTCTCAAGCTGTATATTCCAGAGATTGAGATTACTTCACGATGGATACATGCACATCATAGTGTCGGAGAACAGCTAGCGTGTCTTGAAGATATAGAAGATATACAAAAAGCTGACGCATTGTTGTTCTTTAGTGAACCTCCATTACAATATACGAAAGGTGGTAGACACGTAGAGTTTGGGATAGCGTTAATCCTCAGTAAAAAAATGTGGGTGATAGGTTCAAAGGAGAATGTGTTTCACTATCATCCATTTGTGAAACATTTTAACTCGTTTGTTGAATGGTTTTTATGGATAAGGGATAGTGATGAAAAGAATTAGTTTTACAGACTATTTAGATATGGTAGAAGAAGTTCCCTATGTAGGATTCTATACGTGTTGGGGAGGTAAACCAGCAAAGTTTGATGCTGGCACTGTACTATCTTTCATGAATGGTACAATGCTGTACTTTGAATCTGAAGAAATTAATGGGGAACAATGGCAACAGAAACAACAATGCTTAAATGAAGAATTTATACGATTGAATGAACTGGATAAAATAGAAAGACAGTTCCCTATTTACTATTAGGACATATATCAATGACTGACTATGATAGATACAATACCCTGTGTACGACTGTTTCATATACTGATATACTTCAACGCTATTTAGAAAAATGGTTTGGCAAACACATTGATGGTATGCATATACAATATGATGATGAACGTGATAAGATACAAATAGAATTTACTTTAAAGGAGTAACAATGAATAAGAAAGAACGAATCCTAAGTATCATAGAAGAACTCCGACATTTGTTAAATGTTCTTGTAGATGAACTTGAATATGAAGGGGAACTATTAGAAGATGATAGTTACCCCTTGGATCTTGTTATAGATAAAGGATAATATATGACAATGAAAGATTTAAAACGGGGAGATTATTTTTATTATAAAAATAGACTCTTTTTAAAAATACAAGATGTGTATGCAGGGGATAAACTACGTACCTATAATGCTGTTTCATTAAATAAAGAAGAAGGACATGGGTACGTAGTTTCTTTTATGGAAAATGAGCAGGTAGTTCTTGCAGAAAATATACTGTGATTATTGTGTATAGAGATGGTATGGTAGAAGTCTATCCAAGTTATAAAGGAAACCCTATGTTTAATCATATGCCTGATATTGAAAAATGGTTGAATCTTGTAAGGGTATATGATCAAATTCCTGATGATAAACTTCACTTCGGTATGTGGTATAATCCACATAATGACAAAGGATGTATTGCAGGTTGGTGTGCAAAAGATCCATATTTTATAGAGAAAGGATTACATTTTCGTGGAGTGATATTAGTATACAAAAAGAAATATTGGATACGTAAATTGACAGGACACGATGCAATGAATGCTTTCTTTAAAAACAAAGGAGATAAAGAAAAACTCTATAAAGAATATTTTCTCCGTATTTTTTGCCCGACCACAAAAGAATCATCACGACATCATATTAAAAAAGCTATAGCTGAATATGTAGAACGAACAACAGGATACATATTGTTTCCTCCACCGAAGGATGCATTACAATATTGGTGAACACAGACATAGCAATAACATCTATGGGTGTCATGAGGCCAAAATATGGGTACGGTAGTGGTAGTAGGGATAGCGTTTTTTATAGGATTGTATGTAGGTGTAGCGATAACCTGTTACGTTATCCTTCATTTAGATGATAAACTTTTAGACTATGAGATGAATGTATGAAACGAATCTTATTAAATTATTTAATGATTGTGTTATTAATTACTGTGACATGGGCACATGATGACAATGACCTGCAATGGTTGCAAGATTATTTTGCCGATGATCAATTACAATGTTGTGGAAAGAATGATTGTATTCGTGTAGATGTTCAAGTATTAGAGAACAATGGAAGATTCTGGAGAGTACGTATAAATGATAAGGTACTTGAACTACAATCTTCTGCTGTATTCCCAAGTGAAGATACTCATGCATACTATTGCTATCAATTTTCATCGTATCGGCTACATGAAGATTGGTTTTTGAAAAAAAGTGAACCATCACCTATGTTGTGTGGACATGGAGAAATAAGTTCTCATTGTTTTCGATGTTTGTTTTATCCTGTGGGTAATTAAAAGGAGATATACAAATGATAGGTACAAATTTTTATATGGATGATGACGATAAGAATAACAATGATACACCAAGAAAAAAGAAAAATATATGGGTGACTATTTTTATGCTTGTTCTGTTTGTCGCGTTGACTATGGCCGGAATACTTTTTCTACTGTTTTCTAATACATCTATACGTGATATTCCTGAATCACCTGCTGCTGCAAAACCATTAGCAGGTGGTATAGGTGGTATGTTACGATTGAATAAAGTACAATTTGGACCAAGCTATGCAATAGCTAAACCACTTGACAATATCAGTGATGATAAGAAAGAGAAAAAAGATAAGAAAGAAAAACCAGATGATGTTCCTCCTATCTCACCAGTACCAGAACCAGGAACAATGCTGCTACTAGGTACTGGTTTAGGAATATTCGGTTTATATCAATGGTTGTTTCAACGAAAGGAATAATATGGATAGCATGGTAGGTGTATGGTTTATGTTTTTTGCTGTGTTGTTTGTCGGGTTTTTGATAGGGCTATTTGTCGGGGCAAATTTTGCAGCATCGTATAAAGAAAATCATAAAGACAAGCTGGATTAAATAATTTAATCACTAGGAGATTAGTTATGTTGTCTTATGAAGAAAAACATTATATTAAACATCATCGCTATACATTAGATCCTTCTATATGGGCAACAACAAAAGGTGTATTGTGACCTACTATGCATATTCTCAGGTTGAGAAATGAGGGTGATATAGAAAAGAACTTCTATTATATGCCAAGAGATGTTAATGAAGCATACGTTGTGATGCAAGAATTAGCAGAAGCATTAGGTTTTAATACGTATCAAGAATATTTACAACGTTGTCAATCACCTTTCGGGCGCAAAGAAATACAACAAAAAATACAAGAATGGACAGACTAATGCATACACTACGAGCATTCTTCTCTTTTTTTGGCAGTAAGTACAGATTAGCAAGGTACTACCCGACTCCCAAATATGACATAATTGTAGAGCCGTTTAGTGGCAGCGCAGGATACAGTTTACGGTATCCACACAAACAAATAATCCTTAATGATAGAGATGAAAATGTAGCTACACTATGGGACTATTTGATCCATGTATCAGAACAAGAGATACTTTCACTACCTGATGTGAAGGTACATATAGATGAAGTATCCTATCTCTCCCATGAAGCACAACTATTGATACGATTCTGGCTCACTAAAGGTACTGGTAGACCACGCAAGACACTATCACGATGGGCAAGAGAACATATGAATGGTTACTTTTGGGATGAACGAACACGACACAGAATAGCATCACAGTTACAGTACATACGCCATTGGAAGATAAGTAATTGGTCATATGAAAGTATGCCTATACCATCAGAGTATGCTACATATATGATAGATCCACCGTATCAACATAACATAAGCACAGAATATAGATATAGTAAAATAGATTATGAACACCTTGCATTATGGATTAGTAGAAGAAAGGGACAAATTATAGTGTGTGAAAAGTCTGGTGCTACATGGCTACCGTTTAATAATTTAACTACTATAAGCAAAAGTTATTCTAACCATACTCATAAACCAAGCCATGAAGTATATTATCATATAGAAAACATATAAGGAGGTCTATTGGCACTTTCTACAGAACTTCAATTAGGAAAAGCAGCAGAACATTTTGTTTGTTATGATTTAATTTATAAAGGTTACAATGCATTTTTATCTGATCAAGGATTACCTTATGATATTTTAATTGATCATCAATCTAAAATTTATAAAGTTCAAGTTAAAAGTACGTTACGTATGGTGACATATGGAACAAGGAAAGATGTATATAGTTTTGGTTTAGTAAATGGTCGTAAGAATAATAAAACACTACGATTTTCTACTGTTGATATTATGGCTTTTTTTGTATTTGATTTACAAAAAGTAGCTTATATATGGATGTCTCAATTATTAAATTGGGAAGGTAATGTTCTTACAGGTGTACAATTTAGAGATCGTAATATGATATACAATCAACAAACAAAAAAGAATACAAGATATTTTCAAGATTTCCTTGAATTGAAAATAGAGAATATTTAAAATAATGTTGCAACAATAGATACAATGGGATATAATTAATAGAGGGGATGTGTATGCTTAAAGAATATGTGCGTGCTATCTTGTTGTCATATGCACAGAAGGGAATATCTTTAGAGAAATTCAATACATTGATATTAGAATATGTCGGCCAAATTATTAAAAAGGAATTTGATACATTATCAAAGGAAGAAATCATAGGAATAAAAGATAATAAGTTAGTGCATCTCAAATCGAATGATTAAATAATTTAATGGAGTAAAAATGCAAACCCTTCCCATTGAACTTTCTAGTGAAGGCTATGAATTTAAACAATTAAAAAGAGAAAAGAATGTAGCACTCTATAGTCAAAGGGAACATGATTGGATAGAGAACGCACAAATATATGTAGTAATTATTATTAATGCACAAGAACAAAAAGAATGGACGTATTTTACATTACGAGAAGCACAATTAAAGATGTTACGACTGTTAAATAAAGATGCAGGGCATGAAGGATCTAAACAGAAACTAGCTCGTTGGAAGAAAAAGGTAAAGTGATAGTATGTGTTTTAAAAAATTAAATAATTTAATGGAGAAAGGTGACATGATAAAATTCCTGGTGATGATGACTGTTTTTGTTGTGACTCTTATATGGACGTGTGTAGTACAAGGTGAATGCCTTGTAGAAAAGATACCTACCTCTGATGGAGAATCCGCATATGTAGTACCTGTAGCAACATGTAGAACAACAGATTGTGCAAAGAGATATTTTTTTGCAAACATCAGACATTCACAGAAAACAAATACATTTTATTATGGAACAAAGATACTTGTTGGTGCAGGACAATGTTTACGTGTGAACATATTAGATCCAGATAACACATTAGCAGCAATGCTTATGTGTCCAGACACAGAGCCAGTGTATAAAGAAGAAAGCCCATTGATAGTACATAGTACGAAGGAATCATGGTGTCGATTATTAGTACACACTACAGGAGGAATAGAAAAGAACAAAGCATTCCATTATAATGTTTCTAGGTATAAAATAAATAATATTAATTGTCTTACTGGAGAATAAATAATGATTCGGAATACCATTACACTTGAGCAGACACAAGCGTATCAAAAAGTTATTGCCTTTGTATTAGACCTTTATAAGAACCCTAATACCTTCTGCCAAAAAACAGAAGCACGGAATAGAGAAGGAAAACCTGTTGTTTCATTAGACAAGGATGCATGTAGCTGGTGTATCTCTGGTGCTTTGTACCTTGCAGCATCAACTATCTACAAGCATGAAAAGGAAACAACGTATCCTTTTGTACCATTCTATAATGAACTAACTGAATGGTTAGATGATGAACTAGAACAACATGCAGGATACTTGTTTAATGATGGTGTTGCATACTATCACATCATGTTGAATGATGACTATGGGTTTAATGATGTACTAAAGTTTCTCAAGGAGATGCAAAGGAAACTCAAGAAGATTGAAAGGACAATGTTTACTGCATAAACACTAGAGGGGTAGAAATACCCCTCATTAAATAATTTAATAAAAGGAAAATATGAAGAAAGAAATATGGTTAGGTGATTGTTTAGAATTAATGGGAGATATACCAGATCAATCAATAGATATGATACTCTGTGATTTACCTTATGGAACAACCGCTTGCAAATGGGATGTTCTTATACCATTTGATAAGTTATGGGAACACTACGAGAGGATCATTAAAGATGATTGTGCTATTCTTCTTTTTGGTAGTGAACCTTTTAGTAGTTATTTACGACTTTCTAATCTTCGTTTGTTTAAGTATGATTGGATATGGGAAAAATCAAAAGGAAGTAATTATGTTCATGCAAGATTTCAACCATTGAAAACACATGAGATAATCAGTGTGTTCTCTAAATATCCAGCAGCCCAAAATACAAAACAATGGATGAGATATTTTCCACAAAAGACTAAAGGTAATCCATATAATTATGGGATAGATAATGGTAAGAACAACGAAACCTTATCAAAAGGTGCTGGAGAACGTAAACCAGTAGAATTAAAAAACGAATCAGGTTTACGTTTCCCAAGAAGTGTACAATATTTTAGGACTGCTGAAAGTGAAGGAGGTTATGTACCTACACAAAAACCTATAGCTCTCTGTGAGTATCTTATAAAGACCTATACAAATGAGGGTGACATTGTTCTTGATAACTGTGCAGGTAGTGGTTCAACATTAGTTGCTGCACAAAATCTTAATCGGCAATTTATAGGAATAGAAAAAGAAAAACAGTATTATAATATTTGTATAAAAAGATTAAATTATTTAATAAAGGAACGCACATGACAGAAGAAACGACAGAGAAAATAAAGTATCCAAGAGTCTATCATCTCCCTTGGTCTAACATATCAAAAGGTGATAGACAATTAAAGTCCGATAGTGTATTTAATCAAAAGGAAGTAGTAGTTACAGAAAAGGTTGACGGAGGATGTGTAACTGTGGCACAAAATTATTGGCACACACGTAGCTTAACTCCTATGAAGCACAGTAGTACACATTACATAGCACAATTACAATCACTTCTTTGTTACAAGCTAGATCCAAGGTATCGAATCGTAGGAGAGAACATGTACATGCAACATGTTATAGAGTACGATTTGTTACCTGATTATTTTTTAGTTCATTCAATTTGGATAGGGCATTATTGCTTATCTTATTATGACACAATGAAGATAATCAAGAAGCTAGATCTTATACACGTACCTGTTATTTACACGGGCATGTATGATGTAAAGGCTATACAAGCTGCGGTAGATATGAAAATGAAGAAGTCTGCATATTCAACACATGAGAACTCTTTAGAAGGATATGTAATTCGTAACACAGAAGGATTCAATCTTGAATCTTATTCAGAGAATGTAGGTAAATATGTATTCCCACAATATAGGGATGCACACAATGCACAAGGAGAAGAATGGTTATACAAGGTAGGTAAACCTAATATCCTTGTACGATATTAAATTATTTAATAGGAGAACATATGAAACTAGATGGGAATTACGGGCATCAATATTCATGGGAGTACAGATCTATAAGACAACTCCAAAGTTTCTGTGAGAAACTATTAGATCGTATAGAGAAGATTGAACATAGAATACAAAGAGAACTCTACGATCTCTCCATAGAAAACGGGGAACTACAAAAGAGAATCATAAAACTAGAAAGTAAAGTATAATGAAGTTACATGAATTACTCCAAGCCTATATCATATCTGCCCTTGAAGATAAAGAAGATTATTCTTTATCTTTTGTTGAACTCCATCAGGAACTACAGAATGCTTTTGAATTTCATTTTGATGTAGCACTGGAGTCTCTTGTAGAGACACAAGATGTATCTATAGTCAATGATACAGTCTACCTTGTTGCAAAGGATGTATAAATGTATAACACGTTGATACGGTATATCTTAGATACTTTGAAAGAGAATCCATCTGTTCCTGTTCAAGAATTACATATGCAGTTACTATATATCTTTGAATCACACTTTGCTATTACAATGGAGTTTCTTGTACGGAATGAAGAAATACAAATAACAAATGATGTAGCATCCCTTGTTACTAAGGAATAATATATGCATGAATTTTTAAAACAACATATTAAATTTTGTATAGAGAATAAAAGCCTCTCTATCTACGACATCAAAGAACGATTGCAATTTATTTTTGATTTACATTTTGATTTAACAGTAGAACGTCTATTACAAACACAAGAGATACAGATGGATGGAGAGATGGTATCTCTTGGTACAAAAGGATAACATATGAGTATGGGTAAGACTGTGTATCTTATTTGGCAGATTACTTACTATGATACAGACATATATATTGTTGCCGCCGATGACAAGAGAGATGCAATACGACTTATAAAAACAAAACACCCTGATTTTCATAAATACTATATGTTTACTGTATTACCTAACGTGTATTATTATGGTACATCGGGCATACTTTTTGATAAGAATGATGAAGAAGATGAAATGGGAGAGGATGAAGAATATGAAAGTTCACACTACTACTAAAGAAGATACGACTATGATTAAGAAACGAACAAAAGATGTGTACTGTATTTATGGCAAAGATTTTGATACTGAAAAGGATGCACTAGACTATGCATACAATGTAGCGTATCAACACTTAGATACCTTGTTAAAAGACCTTGGAAAAATAGTTGCCGACCATGCAAAAGACTATGATATAATAACCTATCATAAACAATCTATTCATAACTTAGGAAAAGCTATACAAGATTATCAGAGACTCTATATTGAACTTGATAGATTTAATTATACGATACATGAAACGGTAGCTGAACGTGAGGGATAACATACACATTATTGTCATGGCATTGTTCATTGTATGCTGGTTGATATTTATTGTCAGTGTATTATATACCCTAACATTAGTATTTGAATAAGGAGATATATGATTACAGGTCAGGTAATAATGAGGCACATGGGTAAGGCACCAGAGAAGGATGGTAATAGACAATTGTTTATGGTAGTAGGATTGATTGCTGTACATGATGCACAGGATTATAAATCAGATCATCAATACATTGTTTATGGACTTAGACCTGATACATTGAACCTAATATTAGATCCTGTAGATAGAACAAAGGAAGTAGGAGATATGACTGCTACCCAAATGTTGATGACACCACTATGGAAAGTATAAAGGCGCACAATGAAAGATGATAATAATGGTATATACGTTTTATTATTCTTTATCTTTGGATTGATATTATGTGGAGTCTATGTTATACTGTATATACTAACAGTGTTCACGAACCTATTCTCATAGGGAAAATATGAGGAAGTATATACCAGAGTTAGGAGTCGTAGTATTCTGTTTGTTATGGACATTGTTCTTTACTATATGTTTTTTAATAGTACGGATAGGGGAGGATTAAATAATTTAATTTTGTTTGTTAATAGAAATATATAGAGGGAGTCACTTTAACCCTAAAAATGGGCGGGGGCATAGCGAAATAGGATCATTTTTCATTTCATTTTCATTTCAATTTTCTACAGAAATCAATTCAATTTCGTTTTGATTTCTGTAGAAAATCCTACACAAATCCATACACATTTCAAAAGAAAACCAGGAGAAAATCACATGGAAATCACAGAGAATTTCATCCGAGAAAAGTACAATGTTGAAACAGAACGCAAACAAATTGAAAAACAAATTGACATGATTCTTTTTTGTATGAATCGTTACACTTTTACGGCAACGTATGATTCTTTCCGTGATTTTTTTGTGGATTTACAGTACAACCTGGAAAAAGATTATCCACAAATTCACAAAGTCAGTGGTGATTCTCGGAAGTTTTTGAAAATAAAAATGTCAGAAGAATGGGGAGAAATGTGGATTGAATGTGAGATTTTTCAGAAGCAAATGGAAACAGAAAATGAAACGATTGCACGGTTAATTCGCAGAGAAAAAAGTTTATTGCGCCGTGAAAAAAATTCCGAGCGTGAACGAGAAGAAAAAATTTTGCTATATAATAAATTAAAATTAGAATTAAATTTATAAATATTTCGCACACAGATATATGTATATATGTATATACTATATACATATATCTCTATAAAATTTCCTATACACTCACCAAAAATACACACACTCCCACCAAAGACCTTCTCTTTTCTCACATATCCCTCTCGCACACACGTCACACGCGCACGCACGCGCAACCCCCATGTCAAAAAAATGACGTAAAAACAAGGTCTTTATTGTCAAAATTCTAACAGGTGTAAAATTTTTGACGTGTCAAAATTTTGACACGATTAAATTCTTTAATAAAGACCGCAGCAATATGTATATATAGCTATACGTCTAAGGACCATATAGGCGTATACCAATATTTCTACGGTCTTTATAAGTCTATTGTTGCGGTCTTATTATTTTTTATGTACTCACTATGAGGTCTTAAAGATCTTTAATAGGCGATTAAATTATTTAATCTTTTTGATTCTCATTTTCATTTTTGAAAAGTATCTCACAATGAGAAAGATTAAATTATTTAATCATGGCCGAAGTCGATAGGTGATTAGCTATAAGATTGTTAAGACCTTAGCTAACAGTCTGCACTCTGCCAGACTGTAAACTTTATGATAATAAAGTTTACAGATGGATCTTTTCGTATACGTAACACGCAAAATGTAAACGATTAAATTATTTAATCCGTCAAAAGTATACGATTGCATACTATCGTATACGTTATACGATAAAAGCATACGATAGAGGATAAAAGCAGACATTAGAGGATAACAGTAGAATAAGAGAGGATAAAAACAGATGAAAGCATACATTTATCGTATGGTGTAAACGTTATGCATAGGATGTAAACGACAGTACAAGGTAAAATTCGTAAAATTTTTTTATGAATTTTTTCTATGAAAAAGTCTGTTTTTAATAGGCTGTGACTATGATCTATTGTTAGCAGAGGAATGATAAAAAATATCAATAATGCAATTTTTTTACGCAGCATAAAGTATGCCAGACTATGCAGACTTGAGAGGAAAAAATTACAATATGGCATACTTGCTAGTCAAGATGCGTATGCTTTCTCTATTTTCAATTTTTCGGCATATGCCAGTATGGTAGCACGTCTTACCATCAAAACGCAGTATAGAGCTTTACAGACACCAAAAAACGGCATTCGATAGGGCAAAACGCACAAGCAAAAAGTATGCCAGACTACGATATAGGGCAAAACAGAAAAAATGCACACAATGAGAAACGAGTATCAATAATGCCATAGTTTGGCATACACTTTGCAACATATGCAAGCGCGTACCTTTGGGTACATAGGAGGAAAGCCTAGAAAACACGCCAGAATATAGCGGATTAAATAATTTAATCCGCATAACATATTGAAAAAAAATACAGTTAAAGTTTGCTTGCTTTAATTCCGATAAACTTGTTACAATTTTTTTGCTCTTTTAAAACCAAATAGCAGGCATACGGTAGATGTAGAGGCATACTTGAGACTTGGTAGGGTACTCAAGCAGTAGAGCCAGTAACAGCATGAGGTATGCTAGCAGGTAAAACTAAGGGTTAGCCTAAGATAACCCTAGCAGGATAGATAACATTGTAAAACACAATGCAATACTATCCTCTGGTACGCCAAACCATAACAGCCTATAGCATTGCAAAGTATCATATAAGACGCTAGCTAAAAAGCATACGCATATGGAAAGCCTATCAATAAGTAAGTCTATAAGATTGCATAAGCAAACATAGCATATTGATAAAGTAAACGGTGCATTGATACGAGTAACAAGTAAGACTATAGAAGTACACTCTTGCGAATGATAAGAGCATACGCCATGATAAGAGCGTATATATATTGTGTACTTGAGACAAGATGAAAAAATAAAAGCAGATGATAAGAGACAATAGCAGAGCAAACATTGTTTACTTGTTATGCAGCATACTAAGGTATGCTCTCTTGTAAACAAAACTTACCTTGTAAGACTATACCTCTTGTCTATCTGGACTCTGTACATTGCAGAGCACAAGCAATATATACCATGCTAGTATAGAGAGGTATTAACTAAGCACACAATAAGACTTAGGTATTGCTTGTAATGCAACAATTATAGATTGCAAGTCTATAGTGCAGAGCATTACAGAGTACAAGGCACAAGCAAAACTGTAGCATGTTACATGCTATGGATCACCAAGCGATACTTGCGAGTATCGCAAAGCTTGTTAAAGAGTAGTGGTAGCACTCTACTGTACTCTGGAAAGAGAGCATACTTTACAAGCAAATCTGTAGCACGTGCTACGAATCGCCAGACTTTACTGTGAGTAAAGACAAAGCTTGTTTAAAGAGTACAAGGCAATACTCTGGTATGCTCTCAGATTAAATAATTTAATCCGATAGGAAAGAGCATAATGCAGTATCAATTGTTAGGGCAAACAATCAAGACTGTTAGAACAATGGATAGTTACACGCAATACGGTGTAGTGGTAAGAGAAACAAGCGACTATATCACAATTGCTCTTACCTCTTACGGTAACAGAAAGGTACAGTATAGGTTTAATAAAAGCTCACAGTTACGTTGTACCTTCCAAGATTATCTTTTTCTGTATCCTAACGAGTAAGAGAGGAAAGTATGTTTACAGAATACGAAGTATCTATTACTTGCTCTATAGATGGTAAGACACAGTATGGTAGAGTAATAAGAGAGGAAAGATACTGTTACCGTGTTTTAATGCATTTTCACTATAGGCGTGTAGTACATAGGGTACAGAAAGATAGCAAGTACTACACTGTAAAGAGGATAAACTAATGTCTGCTTTCTGGATTGTCTGTACAAGTCTCGTTTTGTTTATCCTTGTTTTGTTTCTTGTCGCAAATCATATATAGGGGAAAGCATAATGGAAGATCTTTGTTGTCCAGACTGTGGCAATACTGCCTATATTGTAGAGCACAATGCAGATTACTCTTTCATCGTTATAGTGTGCTCTACTTGTAACGATGAAAGAGAGCAAGAGGAAACAAGAGACTAGCTAGCAAGAGCACAGTATTGTACTGTGCTTTTTCCATTTACCATAGGAGTATGAACAATGGCACAAGCTAAAGTAATCGCAGTAAATAATGGCAGAGTAGTAGTGAGAGTAAGACGTAACAGTAAAGCAGAGGAATTATACGGATCGCATTATGGTCTAAAGGTAAACGACAAGATAGAGGTCAAGCGAGTAGCAAATAATCCATACCTTGTAAGAGTGCATCCTACTGTAGAGCATACCGTATCTACTAACAAACATATGATAGGGGAAAAAGTAAAGATCCAGAGTATGGCAGATAATAGCTTACAGTATGGCAGAGTAAGAAAAGAGACAAACAATTATATAGAGGTAACAGTACAAGGTCACGAAGGTACAATTGTTTTTCTGTTTAACAAGCAGACACATTACAGTACATATAGCGATTATATGTACTTTTCTCTGTAGACTTGCTAGTGATTTGCTAGCATCAAAACTTTACTTGCTTTAATTAGTGGCCGAATGGTACAATTATTGCATAGCACTCTGTCTTGAGTGCAAGCGAGAGGAAAGCACAATGCAAAACAGAATCAAGTATCTTGTACAAAACGCTATCAATGGCAGATACAAGAGGCATATTGAGTTTAAAGGTATTACTTGCTGTAAATGGGAAAAGCAAGAAGTACACTATACTATGCCAGTATGGATCTTTAGGATGATAGACAAGCTTGCTTGTCTTGAGTATCTTTTCTGCCATTATTGCCTTGTACATTATGCAAAATTCTGGCGAGAGTAAAAGCACACTATAAGAGAGGAAAGAGACTATAAGCAAATCGTATCTTGTACCTTGTAACAATTGCTCACTACACTATAAGGGAAAGCAGATGAAAGAGCAGACTATTGTTGAGACAATGCCAGCAACAATGTACAGCAAGCTTGCTAGTACGAAAGCATATACTGGCAAGAAAGCAATACCAGCAAGCAAGTATGTATCTGGCAAGCAGTACCTTGTAAAGTCTGTACGTCAACAATGGCGAGAGGTAACAAGGTCAATTGAGTGTAGGGAAAACAGAATAAAGCTCTTGCAAAAAGAGCTTGAGACTTTGCAGACTACCAAGGATGCATTGCAAGAGCAATACAAGATGGATCTTGATTGTCGTATTGATAAACTTATCAGAGAAAGAGAAAGCCTATAAAACTACTGTCCATCTGCTAGGGATTAAATAATTTAATCAAGAGAGCATAGCATAGTGTTATGCTCTCACTACTCACAAGGATATAGAAGCAATGCCTAAAGTTAAAAAGTCTGCTAGTGTGTCTATCGTTACTAACAACGTACAAGAGGATACTGCTCTCAAGTCTGCTACGATTACAGTAAACGGTCAAACAAAGTCTATCATTGCACAAGAGGATACTGCTACCATACCAGCAAATAAGACACCAAAAACGCCTAAAGCTAACAAGTCTACTGTTACGGTGCAAGAGACTGTTACCACTACTCAAGAGGATACTGCTACAATGCCTAAAGTAAAGACACCAAAAGCAAGCAAGTCTACTGTTACCACTACGCCAGAGTCTAATGGTATCTTGCAATCTTTAGACGCTTTCCTTGTCGATCCTAACAAAGTACAAACAATTGCAGGTATTAATCCTAGAAAAAACCTTGATTTGCAAGACTTGAAAGATTATATCAAGGTAAACGGTACTGCGAATCTTCCTCCTATCAAGGTATATGCAGATACAGTAAACGGTGCATTTACTCTGTACTTGACCGAAGGTCACAGACGTTTACAAGCAGCAAGAGAATTGATAGCAGATGGTTTTGCTATCAATGGTTTACCTGCTATGTATGCAGACAAGGATACAGCAAGAGACAAGCTCTTGTTTGCAAATCTTACAAGCAATCAAGGCAAATCATTAGAAGCAATGGAAATTGCAGAGTGTATTGCTTGCTTGATTAAAGAGCATAAATGGACTCAAGCAGATATAGCTAGCAAAATGGGCAAAACTGCACCTTGGGTTACACAAAAGCTTAGCTTGTTACAAGCTACACCAGAGGTAGTAGAGGCAGTAGAGAAAGGTCTTATTAGTGCTACTACTGCTCAGAGTATTGTTGCGACAGGTAAGAAGTACGGCAACAATAGCACTACACAAGAGACTAAAGTACAGAATGATGCACTAGCACAGCAAATCATTAAAAACGGCAACAAAGCACCAAAACAAGGTACTGGCACACAAGGCAGTACAAGAGGCAGACCGAAGGGATCTGCTAGTACTGCTAACACTGGCACAAGCAAGTCACAAGCAAGTACTAGCAAGCCAGCAAGTACAAACAATGTACCTGCTAGCACAAGCAATGTACCTGCTACTCCTAACAATGCACCAACAAATAAAGGTACTGTATCAAGTACGCCAAGGTCTGATACGCCAGTATCTTTAGGTACAGACTTCTCTAAAGAGAAAGATCCCGCAGTAAAAGCTTTGCTTATGTCTGCTAATACAAACGTAGTAAGAGCAAGAGCAAGTGTTGGCTTGCAAAATGTTTTGCTTATGCTTATCAATTTTGAAAAGTCCAAAGATGGTACTCTGGACTATGTAGCAGACTTGAAAGTCTGTTATGATAAAATTGCAAAGCTCAACAAATAAGTAAACAATACGAGAGCACAGTATGATACTGTGCTCTCTTTATTTTTTAGGAGTAGCATCATATGACAATCAAAAGCTTTTGTGATAATTGCAAGCAAGCAGTAACAGATGATACTTGCACAATAGTAGATGCAGCAAATTTGTTGCTCTGTCTTGAGTGTAACGAGTCTTTTTTACTTTATGCTCTGTTTTGCCCTAAAAACGATTTGTTTTCTCAAGATGTATAAACACACTACCTTGGAAAACAAATCGAAATTTGGCGTATTGTAGGACGAAAAAACGGTATTCTGAGAGCACACTACACAATACGCTTGTGTGCTCTCGTTTCATAGGGGAAAGAGAATGAAAAAGTTTTGCGTGTTTATGTTGCTTGTAGTGTCTCTTGTCTTGTGTACTCAAGATGTAATAGCAAAGCCAAAAAGAGCACAAGCAAATCACAAGCAATCTGTAGCAAGTAAAGTACCATCGCAAGAAACAAAACTTGCTGTTATGTATATGATACATAAAGATAGTACTTGGGAGGAAGTATTAAACCAGATACAATACTTGCACAGCATAACAGAGAAACATTATGAAAGTATTTTAGGCGATAGTTGGACAATGCCAAAGCAAGAGATGATAGATTTACTTGCAGATGTCATGTCTATCAAGTTAAAAAAGCAGCACTAGAATAGAGGTATAAGCTAATGACAAGAGACTTACTATATGCTGCAATTAAAGCAATCAAGATACCAGATACACTCAAGCTAAAGTCTGGTAGATATACAGTAGATGAAACGCTACACTTGCAAGGTGACATCATAGTTGGTCTGCCTACGTACTACCAAAAAACGCCAGTAAACATTGATACTCTTACTCGTTTATGTGGCGTTCTCAATTGCTCACAAGATAGAGCGATTAAATTATTTAATCAGATCTGTAGTATGTCACAAGAGGATATAGACAGAGCACAAGAAAAGTACGGTGCAAGTCTAAAGGTAACAGAGCAAATCATAAGAGAAAGTCTACCTAAGAAAGAGAGGAAAGGTAGCATTTCAGGCAACATAACGATACGATAACAATGGCATGGTACAAGGTACATTTACCTTGTACCTTGTACCTTAATAATGACAAGGTACACTATGCTACTCTCTTTACTGCGTTTAATAAGAGGTATATTTACAATGGCAGATCCTATACTAACAATGAAAGATTCGGAGTATGTCTTTACTTGCGACTATAACGAGAGAATGCTAGCACACAAGGCAAATATGCGTTTCGACTATGCCAGAAAGGTATGGTATACCACTAATGCCGCGAATGCTATGCATCTAATTGCATATGCAGACAAGGAAACAAGAGACAATCTGCTACCGTTTATCAATACCTTAAAAGCGTCCTATGCTACTACAAGCAATCTACAAGTACCATGCAATGCAGACAAGCAATACTACTCGTATCAGATAGCAGGTATAGAATACTTGCTTGACAAGCCAGTATGTCTACTTGCTGACGACATGGGAATTGGTAAGACTATTCAAGCTCTTGGCTTGATAAACTATAAAGGTTATCAAGACATCTTGATTGTTTGCCCTAGTAGTCTCAAGCTTAACTGGTTATACGAGTCTTTTTCTTGGCTTGTAGATGCACACAAGTATTGTCTTGTAACAAGAAGTACTGACAGAGTAGCAGATAGCGGTATTGTTATCATAAGCTACGATCTTGCTGTAGCTTTATATGACAAGCTCTGTCATCCTTGGGATCTAGTAATCTGTGACGAATCCCATTTACTAAAGAATCCAGATATACAACGTACTAAAGCAATTATAGGAAAACCAGAACATAAGGAATTCGATCCGATTACCAGAACATACAATACAATACCTGCTATCAATGGCATTGTTGAGTATGGTACACAAGTACTATATATGACAGGATCTCCTGTCTTGAATCGTCCTATAGAACTATGGCCGATTGTTCATAATGCAAAGCTATTCGATAGCAAATCATACTACGAAAAAAGGTATTGCTCTGCTAGTCAAGGTCGGTATGGTTGGAATAATAAAGGTAGTAGTAACGAATCCGAATTGCAGAGCTTACTACGCAGTAAAATTATGATTCGTAGGACTAAAGACGAAGTTCTAAAAGATTTGCCAGAAAAGACAAGGCAAATAATAGAGCTACAATCGACATATAAAGATAGTAGCTTACCTTTCAATATAGAGGAATTAACAGATCTAGATCCAGATACTTTTCAAGAAGTATTACGCAAGTACAAGATAAGTTTTGAGGATATAGCAGAGGAAAGAGCAAAACTTGGCAAAGCAAAAGTTAATCCTGCTATAGAACATATAAAGGTAGTACAAGAGAGCAGTACTACACCATTAGTAATCTTTACTCACCATAAAGAGGTTGGTGCTAAAATTGCAGAGTACTTTAATACTATCTTTTTAGATGGTAGTGTGTCACCTAAGAAACGACAAGAGACTATAGAACAATTTCAAGATGGACAAATAGTAGTACTTGTAGGCACTATAGGAGCGATAGGCGTAGGCTTTACGCTTACTAGATCATCTATTGCAATCTTTGTAGAGGCAGAATGGTCACCATTATTGAACATACAAGCAGAGGATAGACTGTTACGTATAGGACAGAAAAACGCAGTACTAGCACAGTACCTTGTAATACCTAACACTCTGGACAATCTTTTTATCAGAGCTTTTATTAACAAGTACCGTGTTATAAACGCAGTACTTGATAACAAGGTCACGATACGAGAGGATAAACCTATACGAGAAAAAAGCTCTACAAGCCAATCTGAGCATAGCAAATCAAGTACCCTATACTCTGGCAAGGTAGAGAAACAAAACGCAGTACAGACTACGCCAGACACCAAAAACACGGTATTGCAGAGCACAGTAGGAAAAACTACGGTACAGACTACGGTGCAAGAGGTAACGTATACAAAGCAGATCCATGATACGGTACTTTCTGCTTGTCGTTTTCTGGACAATCGAAACCTGGATCAAGCTACAGAGAAGAATGATATAGGATACAACAAATTAGACGGCAAATTTGGCAGATCTCTTGCTGAAAGAGACAAGCTAACAAGTAAACAGATTACTGCGGCATTGAAAATGTTACGCAAGTATCATAAACAAATCCCAGTACATATGTATGCTATTCTCTATAAAGAGGTTAAATAATTTAATCTGAGAGCATAGTACTTGCTTGCTATGCTCTCACTACACAAGGAAAACAAAATGCTATTTGCTATCAAGACAAGTGTACTTGCTCTTTTTGTAGTACTGTCATATGCCGCTATTATGCATATGAATATTTACTATGAAACGAGAATGCATACATTGCATATGGAAGTAGTAAAAGAGCAGACTTGCGTATACGGTAACGACAAATAGAGGAAAAGCAAACAATGGCAGAATACCAGAGTATGACAAATTTTGAGACTTTCATTGTTAGCCTATGGTTAAATAATGACAAGGTACATTTACCGTATCTGGAAAAACTAGCAAAAAGTACAAGAGAGGATAAAGTATCGACATTGAAAAACTATATAGAGCAAGAAGTAGAAAAGACAATACCTCCTAAAATGCAGACCCATATGTTACACAATGCTTGGTTTATCATGGATCTAGTATCTCATGCTATCGAATCGCAAGTAGATTATTTGCAGATCCTATCAATGGCAAGGGAAAGGTAAAGCATAATGGCACAAAGTAATATCTGGTTCTATCAAGTAGTACGTAGGAATAATGATACAGATGGTAAACCTTATAGACTCGTTATGGTATACCACTATAACACGCAAGAGGAATGCTATAGAGTAGAGTCTTGTTACGAGACAAATACAAGCCAAACGAGTAATCTTGAACATGACTTAATAAGAGAGGATATATTGCCTATAGAGCAATTGCATTTACAAGCAAGAGAGTACAATAACCTTGTTAAGAAGTATAAAGCAAGAAAGCTCTACAGTGTAGAGAACTAAAGCAAAACGCTATCATGGTATAGCAAATCATAAGCAAGTACCATGATAGCATCATATAAGGGAAAGCAAAATGGATCGGTATAGTGTGCTAGTTGGTAACGTAGGATTCGTCTTTACGACAAACAATAAAAGACAAGCTCTGTTGACGTTTAACATATACCTTGACCATAGTAAGTCTGCATATGGTAGATGTGCCAATGAAAGCGTTTACTTATTAGAGAATGGCGATATTATTAAAGAGCACAAAGGTAGTAACGAGTCTTATTATGAAACGATATAATGCAGACTATAGAGCTTTAGTAAGAGCCATTGATAAAGCTCTTATTGTGGCAAGAGAAAGTCTCAATATGCATAGCAATCTTGAGACTATAGACTATATCGAATACTTGCTTACTCACTACCTAAACACTAACAATGTAAAATTCGTAGAATGCAGACAAGCTCTACAAGAGGAAAACAAAAGCAATGCGTAAAGATAGAATGCTCAACATAAAAGACAGAATGCTAGCACGTATAGATGATATATACTGCAATGCAGAGCTTTACTGTTACTCTGGCAAGCAGATTACTAACAAGTATCTGGAAATTGTACTAATGACAGATGACTATAATAGACTACCTTTATACATGAAAGAGTACATTAGAGGATATAAAGACTGTAAAGCTAAAGACATATGGCATAAGCTTGTGTTTTCTTATGTCGTAAACGGCAAGAGACTTGCAATTGATACGCCAGAGTACAAAGCAATTGATTACTTCTATATATACGATAATTGCTTGCACTCTGGCGCTTATGTCTGGCGTAAAGATACAAGCAAGCTCTTTACTGTGCCACAAGCATATACGTCTACAATGGCCGAAAAAACAGCCTAGAATGCTCTATAGTGCATTGCTCTCATGAGAGCATAGGAAAGTATAGGGCAAACATTACAACGTAAAATAGAGGCATTGTAGAGCGAAAAAAGCATACTCTGTACCGTAACAAGTAAGTACGGTACAGAGCACAGTACAGATTAAATAATTTAATCCTACAAGGAAAGAGAGCACACAATGAAAAGAGCAAACAAGTACTTGTACTGCTACGTTGTCCAAGGTTTTTATGATAGGTGGGAAGATCTTTGCTGTAGTGAAAGCAGAAAAGAAGCAAGAGACAATCTAAAAGACTACCGTATAAATGCACCGTATACAGCATACTACAGAATCATCTATCGTAGGATACTCAACAATGCAGAGCAGTAACGAGACAATAGCACGCAAAGCAATTGACCACTATGAAAGCAAGAAAAGTACTTATAGAGGATACATTGCAGACTTGTTTTGCATGGTAGGAGTAGAGTGTTATCAATATGCAATGGAAAGGTACTATATAGAGCAAACAAGCATTACAGACACTATACCATCGTTTCATTGTTACACTGGCAAGGTACTTGATTCTTTACGACAGAGAATGCACACAATACAGCAAGAGGTATGCAAATAATGAATAAGCGATACATTTACAGCATAGGGTACAGTAGAGGTTACATGATAGCATCCTATCAAGACTTACCATCTATAGGTGATAAAGTACCTAAACACATCTACAATGCTTGTATTGAGACTGTAAACGACAATACAGACAGAGAAGATCTGTTTTACTTGCTCTGCTATGATGCAGAGGAAATGAATAGAGAATACTCACCTTTCGAGTTTACTGCACAAGCATTAAACGAGACACAAGAAAGCAAATCTTATGATGTCTGGCTTGTTTTTGATGATGGTATAGCGGCAGGTATTAAGAAAAACTATAAAGAGAGGATAAAAGCATTAAAGAGTAAGTAAGCAAACAAGAGCAAGAGCATATGTCTATCATATGCTCTTTATAACACGACAAGGAAAAAAGCGCATGACAAAAAGAGACATCTACAGACAAGGATATAGTCAAGGCTTTGCAATTGCGTCTTGGCAAGATTTAATCATACAAGGGAAACAAGTACCTTATACTGTAACATGGTCACACTACGGTACTATTACAACGTCTTTAGAAGCAAGAGAGGTATTCTATAAGCTCTGCTATACTGAATTCGATACAATGGCAGATGCATTGTATAAGGTACTCAAGACACTACAAGAGACAAGACAGTATAACGTCTTTAGTGTGTACTCTTGTGGCATAGTGAGAGGAATTCGGGCAAATTACACAAGTAGAATAAACAGACTACAAGCAAGTCTGTAGCAAGTGTATATGTTGTTTTATAAGCAAGTGTATAGAGCAACATATAAAACAACAATTTATAGAGGATACTTTTACAATGTCACAGAAAACACACTATGCTTTAGGGTACAGTGTAGCAAGTACACAAGACTTGATAACATACAAGGATATAGAGTCTTGTGATACTCTGGAAATTGCTTCTAATAAAGCATATAGCATGTTTAAAAAACTCTGCCATACAAGCATACCATCATATGACAAACAAAGCAGATGGACTCAAGACAATATAAACAGAGGCATACTACGAAACTACAAGGAAAGATTGGCGCAGTACGTCTACTATACGACAGATAAAAAATTCGCCTATAGAGGATAAAAGACAATGCAAATAAGTCTCAATAAACTACACTTATTGCTTGCTCAACAAAAAGAGCAAGCAAGCGATGTACCAGAGGAAAAAGACTGCAAAGCAAAACAGTATCAATGTACAGATTGTATGCTTTGTACTGCTTGTAAAGTACAGTACAACGTAACAAACAAGCATTGCATCTATTATCCTTGTATTATTTGCGGTACTTAATACAAGAGAGGATACAGAGCAATGCAGTACTTTGACTACTACACTATGCCATTGTCAAGAGAGGATAACAGTATGCTCTACCATGAAAATGCAGAGTATGATGATCCATATGGTAACGACATAAGACTCTATCAAGAGCTACAAGAAACAATTAAAAGAGAGGAAAAAGAGCATATGCTACACAATGAAAAATTCGGGCAAACATTAAAAGAGCAAATAGAAAAAGACTATAGAATAGTAGATGGTAGGATTGTTTCTCCAGGTAAATATGAAAATGAGCAAGCATATGTTGCTTATTTTCATCTATTGTCTTTAGATGGTATAGGGGAAATAATTGCTTTAGGAGAAAACGGTACAGTAACAGAAATTGAGATAGATATAGATGACATGGAAATATACCCATGTTTAGAACCATACCATAGTATATGTATCATAGAAGATAGTACAGGATTCGTGTATGGTGTCTTGTATAAGCAATAAACTTGCTTATGAAATAAGCAAGTAAAGCTATAAGAGCATAAGAGCAAGTACAAGACTCTTGTATAGAGTCTATATGTACTTGTAGAGTTTACTTTGTAAACTCACCTTGTTTTTATGCTCTTTCATTTTGCTATGTATTGATAATGATTTGTCATTATGTATAGGTCTTATACAAGATTTATATAAGACTTGTATAAGGTTTATACAGATCTTGTATAAAACGTGTATATGTCAATAATGCTCTTATACGAGCATATAGCTTGTTTTTTAATAAAGACATACAAACATACTCACCTATTAAAAAAACGTCTTATTTTCAATACGTATACATAAAAAACGGCATTATAGAGGCATATTGTAGACTACGTATTTACTACACCATAAGAGCACACTACAAGACTACAGATTAAATAATTTAATCGCCTATGTTCTATAGTAATACTCTCTTTCTCTATAAGTACTACAGATACACTATGCTCTTTATAAGAGAGCATATATGCTCTACTAATAAGAGCATAACATACGATACTATCCTCTATATAATATATAAAGAGAGGATAATAATAGAATAAGAGAAGATAAAAAGAGACATATATCCTATAACGTTTACGTATTACTATATATGTATACATATAGAGTGTAAACGTTTACTAAGTAAACGAATGATACATAATGTTTACATATAGAGTATAGTGCTTTCATATGAAAGCATATGTATATATAACACCATATATGTATACCTTAGTATTGTATTGTGCTTTGTTGTTTACATAAGACACCATATGCATACGTGTATGGTGTTTCGTATACGTAAACAACGTTGTTTATAACATAAAGATACTATAACGTTTACATATTACTACGTATGCATACGTATGCACTATGTATCAATACGTTTACGTTATTATGTAAACGTATCATAACGTTTACATATTATGTACTGTGTAAACGTTTAGTATGTTACGTATACGTAACACGCTATATGTAAGCTTTTACTTTGTAAAATATGTAGAGTGTATTTATATATTACATATATTATATGGTGTAATACATGGTACTATTATCAGATAAAAGAGTATATATATCTGATAATATCAGATGATATTACATATGTAATACATGTTATACACAATGTAATACATATGTAATACTGTATCATTATGATACAGAGAATATATAGGTGTTTAACTAAGGACTCATAGTGATTCTCATTCTCATTTTAGACTTTTAGTATACATATCGGTCCTTAGCTATATGTGTATATACTTATATGGTCCTTAGCTATATAACATATAGGTACTTAACTAAGGTCTTATTAGATGTATAACGAAGGACCATATAGATGTATAGCTAAGGTCTAATATAAAAAAGAGATGATAGATGCATAGGCGTTTAGCTATGTGACTATGGCTCAGGGGGTCTGTCAAATAAATGACAGAGGGGGTCAGGGCGAGTGTATATTTGTTTTTTGTCTAAAAATTTTCTAAAAATTTTCTAAAATTTTTTGTAAAAATATTTTAAAAATTAAATAATTTAATACCACTATTCACTAGAATTTTTCAAAGAAAAAAATGGAGAGATATATTTATCTCTCCATAATTATTTTTATATATATTATGTTCCCCGAAATTTTATCTCTTTTTAAGAGACAAGGAACTTGTCTCTATTCTTGTATCACCAAATCTGTAGGATTGATTACCGTCATACATGCTATATTGCTCCGTGCTGATATACGTGTACCAGCATAGGCTTTGACATAGTAGCAATACAACACATCATTATGTTGATCCACATATTTGAGCGTGTTTTTATCCACTCTCTGTATTTCTTGCCATATGTATCCTGTACCTGCTTGTCGTCGAAAAATGATAAATCCTTCATGAAGATTATCATTATACGTCCATGTTAGTGTAGCAGAAGATACAGGAGAAAAGAATATACTCAGGAGTAATAATGATAGCACGTACACGTACTGGTATGTGTATTTCACACGGTATCTTTCTTCTTACAGAGTAAACGATAGAGTAGTGTTCCTCCTACAATACACAATGGGATAGAAGCAAGCGTATAGAATAAATAAGGTTCCTTCAATAGAGCAGGTGGTTCTTTGAATAGTTTTTCAATTTTCTTCTGAAGATAGGGTACAACATCTTTTGGTTCCATAGTTCTTTCCTTTCATTATGTATCTTGTTTCTTCTCCATGCTTGTATATTTCCATTCACAAGTGGCCGGAGAAGTACGTTCATAGTAGCCAGCTTTGAGATTACCAGGTTCAGGATCATAGGCCATAATCATTAAATCGTGTCGAAATATGACTTCTGTGTTGCCCACAGTCATACACGATATAACCGCAGGATGCAATGCCCTACACTCTTTGAACACCAGCATATTGCCCTCTATATTTGGGGGCATACAACTGATTTGTAACATCAACAATATTTCTAAAAATGGTATTCCTAAAAACATAGGTGGACTCCTTATTAAATAATTTAATTGGATCATACATCATCGTCATCATCTTTGAAATCTAATGACTCACATAATGTTTCTCTCACTTTGAAGTATCCTGGTACTTCCTTGATACATTTAAAAGCACAATTGATTGCTTCTTCTTTGCTCCGTGCTTGGATGGTCAGATAGATTTCACCCTTCAAACACACACTCCACTCTGTCATACTACCCATATAGTGTACACTCCATCACCAAATACGGTGCAATTGAATGTTCTGCAATGTACTTCTTAACATCCATTGGAATACAATCTGTACATTTTGCTGAAAAACGTATTAAATCACTTTCATGTGTAAGTTCATAGTCTTGTAGATAGTCCCATGCTTTTCCAAAAAACATATCTTCAAAACGATATTCATACTGGCAATATTCATTTTTCTCTGGATCTGCATTATCAAGTAGCCATTGCCAGTTTAGTGTGAAACACAATTCTTCTGCTGGTTCTCTATTTGTATAGGCTTTGATAGGTTTCCCTTGATTACCTTCATGAAACACATAGACTTCATCATTATATTCTGACAATTTTTCTGAAACGATATATATAGTAGTCATAGATTCTCCTTTTCATATGCATGTGTAAATATGTCATCTGATACAATTACTAACTGTCTATGTCGTATAATTCCACCTAACCATGATTGATCTGGAGTGTGTAACAAACACTCATAGAGTGAGGGTATTTGTCCTAAATCTTCTAGTACATGTTGCTCTCCTATTTTACGTACTGGTACTTCTTTACCAGCACTATTAATAAAGTACACACCATAAGTCTGTTCTAACAAATCAATACCGAATGAGTTATGTAATATCAATCTGTGTCGTTGATCTGCAATATGATTTTTAGTTTGATCAAAGAATGCATGATACTTCATATAGTCGTCTATGTGACCTCCCCACTTTTTTACAGAGGAGAGTGCATGATAATATTTGTTCATATATCCATCTCTTTTACTGCATAGTCCCACATAATACGCTTCTGAAGGTCTTGTAAATTTTTCTTATCTGGTTCATCAGGAAGATATGTTTCTACTGTATTGATTGTAGTCATATAATTATCTATTATATCGGTTAAATTATTTAATGAAAGCATCCCTAACCGTATTTTTCGTAGTTCAGCAGCATTTTTAAGAGGAAAGTTTATATACTGATAATGCAAGAGTTGATAGCATTCTTCAAGTAATCGTACTATATGGTACGCTACTTTTGGATTGTAGTAATAATTCAACATTGCATCACCCTTGAATAGCTGTTCTTGCTGTGATTTAACGTATCCAAGAAATGTTTGT